GCAGGTGATGCATCTGATGTGAAGATTCTCGCTGCACCCGGTGGCTCTCTCAATGATTCCTATCTGTTCAACGGAGTTGTAGTCAACAAGGACTTCGTCACAGCAGATGGTAAATGGGAAGGAAGTGACACCCCAATCCTACTCATCAATGGTGGTTTGGAGCCACAGAAGCAGGAAGGAAACGTGCAGGTTCAGGTTGATGCCACAAACTACAGTTCTATCAAGAACGCTGACCGTGAGCAGATGCTCGCCTCTGCGAAGCAAATTGAAGACATTGGTGCTAAGGTAGTATTCGTGCGTGACGGAGTGCATGACACCATCATTCAATACCTGCGTAAACGTGATATCTTCATCTGTCGAAGAGTGCCACCAAGCACTATGAAGCGATTGAATAATGAGACAGGCGCAGTCATTTACCAAACTCCTGAGGATGATATGGAAACATCTGTGGTCCATGTATCTCGTAAACGACTGAACGATGTGGACTATCTATTCGTGACAGGTAGCGAAACAGAGGCTACTTTGATTCTCTTCGGCGCGACACAGTCCACACTCGATGAGGTGCAACGTGGGTTCGATGATGCTCTTGGTGTCGTCTCACTCGTTGCTAACGGTGATGAGGTCTGCATTGGTGGTGGAGCAACATATCTCTCCCTTGCAGTGTTTATGCGCTCCCGTGCTGCTGAGGTGGGTGGTCGTGCGCAGATGGCTATCGAAGCATTCTGTGACGCTCTGGAGGCTATCCCCGGCACTATCGCTGAGAACGCTGGTCACGATGCGTTGGACACTATCCTCGCCATGCGTAACAAGGTCATCGAAGGAGAGACATGCTACGGTCCTGATACCGACAATGGTGGTATCTGTGACATGACTGAGATGTCCATCTACGAACCTATGTCTCTCATCCGTAGTGCTATCACCAGCGCTACTGAGGTTGCTACAGCCATCCTACGCATTGATGATGTGATTGGAAGGCGTGGAAGTGAGTAGTCAATTTTTTGAAACAAACGACGGGGTAGTCAATTGTCGAGATGTCTCACGGGGCACCTTATGTAGTAATGAGATGTCCGTGATTTATGGTCGAACAATGGGATGTAATTATTGCAAGTTTACTGAAAGTAATGATGACAATGCAAAATGAACTTGAAGGAATAAAAAAGGCACACAAATACACGCCTCCAGATGAATATGAAGAATATGACGGTTCAATTATCAAAAGAACACCAGATGATAATGAGTTTGATGAGGATTGGCAAGAGGAGATGGAGTAATGGGCCGTCTACTTGACCGTCTAACCGTCAAGTGCCGTCAGTGCTTGCATGAGCACATACCACGCCGCCTACAGGCTCGATTCCTTGATGGTGACCGTGAGCGCATCAGCCTATGGTGTTGCAAGGAATGCGGCCATCTATGGGTAGATAGCGCCTTCAAATCAGACGAACAAACGTCGGGTCAGTAGCATGACTGACAGTGCATACAAAGCGACCATACCCTCCGTCTGCATCAGCGGTATCACCGATAGCAGATGTTGATGCATTCGTTAGTGCGAATGTTCCTGTGTTAGACCCATGCGTGTTCTTGATTTCAATGACATAACCAGCAGGGAATGGACCGCTTGTAGTGACAGCGAATGAACCACCGGGTGTAAGCACGAGGATGTTAGCATCGCTCGCTGTGAGGTCAATAGACGTAGCAGTGCTGGTTAGCACACGGTCGAAGACAGAACGAGTGAAACGAGCAGCGTGTGTGCCACTGTAGTAGAGCACATCCTTGTCATTGTCCCCTGCTGTGGTGCTGCTGACTTGTCCACCATAGGATTGCCACATAACACCATTAGCGCCGAAGTCACCGTATTCACCACTACCATGGACCTGAGATAGAGCAGTGTGTGTTGCGACCTCTGTTGTGGCTGCAACAGCGCCAGTCGTGACTGGTGAGAAATACATTGGCGAAGGGCGGATAAAAACGCGCTTATCGTTCCTCTCACTCTGTGTAAGGTTGAGGTCATTGGCTCCGGCAGCGCTTCCGTTGTATGTTGCACGCACTGTTCCAATCACAATAGATTGCTTATTGTTAGTCCCGACACCATCTGACAGATATGAAGCAGCAGTGCCGCTGATAGATGCATAGACGCCTGTTGCAGTAGTAACTGGTGTTGCTTGAGCGAACATCACGTATGGTGACTTGGATGTTAAAACGATGACGAAGAGGCATTCCTTGCCACTTGACAGAGCGGTAGTCGAACCAATCTTAGAACTGCTACCTGATGTCAGGCTGATGGTAGTGTCAGCAATAGTGTAGAGGACGCCGTCCAGAACATAACTACAACTCTCGACAGTGATTTGATGAGCCGCTGAACTGCTGATTGCACCACCAAGTTGTGCTGGTGCGTTACGATTACTGTCACCGTATGCAGTCCCGTGAGCGGATAAGATACCGTTTCCGTGAACTCCTTCGTATAGATTGGTTATTGACGGAGATAGAATATGGTCACCGTCACGAAGACCGTCATTTGTTCCAGCAGTATGTCCTGATAGTGGGTTGTCCGGCATTACTTCACCTCGATTAGAACTTGCACACGCATCTCATTTGATGATGTCTTGAGGACGGGTGCGATTGTGTGTCTTGCGACGGGGATAAATGTGGAATCAGTCCCCTTGAATTGTATGTAGACCTCTTTCAGCGTCTCATTAAATGACTGATTTGCAGGTAGAATAGCCTCAACAAGAATAGTCGAATCATCTACTATTCTCACTGTTGGGTTAAGAGTGATTGCTGGGCGTCCTGCTGCTCCATCAGATGATGTTGAAGGTGTTCCATCAAATCCAATCACCATCTCATTGATGTTTGACACAAGAGTGTCCAGAAGGGTGCGTTTGATGTAATCACTTACTGGCATCACATATCACCTCTGAATACTACTGGTATGGACTTACTGCCGCCGACGACCTCTTGCGAACTGGTTCCTCCGATTGTTCCCCTCGCCATCGCCTTCCCAATGATGAACCCTGTGCCTGATGCACCGTGCTGCTTCACTTGAATGATTGGGATAGTGTTGATTCTGATGTCACCAAACAAGGACATATTCAATTCACTCACTTGTTCAATCTCTGCCCTTGCCTTTGCACTCAAAGATATACCAGCCTTGATACCCTGTAGCACTCCCTCGACGCCTGTATCTACCATCAAGAAAACAAAGTCACTTTCGCCTGTTCTAAGCGAATGTCTCGATTCTGTGATGATGCGCCTCACGCCGTCATACTCAACAATCTTACCGGGTCGTAAGTCCCATGCTTCAAGATGACCCTTACTGCTTTTACTTCCAGCCTCGGCATTGTTAGCCTTGAGAATATTCAATGCAACACGACGGGCTTCCCTATCACTGTTGACCGTGATGTCTTCAATAATCTCGGGTGCGGCTTGTATGTCTCCTATACGACCGCTCTGTCTCTCACCGTCATTAACCAGAGCAAAGGCTGATTGATTGAGTGCCTTTGGGAATCCTTGCACAGCGATGCGGTTAGGTGTGTTTGATATTGGATTGGTAGCACTTGGCCCTGTGCGGGTCTTAGAATCAAGTAATCTACCTGCTCCACCAAAGTTGAATGGAATGTAAAGCATGTTTCCATATGCATCGAAGTAGATGATGCGGTTATCGTGTCTACCAAGGAAGCGTAGAGCCTCCATGACGTTGACATCATAGAAGTCGAATGCGACGAACTCAGTGCTATGCTTACGTCTATCTTTGGTAGCATTCGTTGGTGTGCGAGGTAGAGCGATATTGACTGAAGCAAGTGATTCTTCAATGACACGACCAAGACGTAGAGCCATGTCTGTTGTTCGTAATCCAACATCTAACGTCTGACCAAGGTGCCCACGTGTGGATTGGAAACCAAGGTCAGCAGCAGTGCCACCCTGTAGATTGCGTAAAGCAAGGACTACTCCCTTACCAGACGACAAAACTGAGCCGGGGACAAGGCGCAAAGAAGGGTTGTCGGCAGAGAAAATCAGCGGTGGCCTATTTAAAGCAGCAGTATCATCCAATAATGACCCTATATAAATCGGCGAAGATGTATTCTCATGTCCAGCGACTTGAGGTTGCATGATTCGCATACCTCCTTCGACCTCAGTCAACTCATATGCACGCTCTGATGCGATAGCGAAATTAGTAGAATTGCGTTTTCTGACTGTTACCTTCTGCTGGGTATTACCTTGCATTGTAATCTCACCAACATGCACAGCGTTGTCCACGAACTTAGGCTTACGCACATGTTTCATGACGACATTGCTATCACCAGTCAATCGTTGCTTGGCGAGGTAAGGCATCACATTCCCTCCTCAGCCAATTGATTATAGCAATCGCTACAAAAATTGTGGTCATTTAGGACATGGTAATCTGAATCATGGAGATATTTGTTGCACATTTCGCATTGGTCAACAGGCTCATCACTAAAATCCGGTATTTCATCATCAACCTTGAGCAACCGCCAAGCGAGGTCCATTGGTTTCATATTACCACTTCACCTTATCCGCCCAATATGCCGCACTCATTGGTCCTCGTTTGATATTTTTCTGATGTCGGGCTTTGAACGACGCTCGCTTCTTTGCTCTCTTACCTTTTGGATTATCTTCTGTAACAGTGTCTGCGCCCTGTTCACCGAATCGAATTGTTTTGACCTTACCACCTGACCTTGCTACAACCACATGTGATTTCTTTGGATGGTTTGGCGTGCGCTTCGGTTTGTTATATCCACTCACTCCTGCCGCTTTCAGGCGTGGGTCAGGCTTCTTCTCCTTGAGCAACCGCCAAGAGAGGTCCATTGGTTCGCCTGTTTGAAACGTATTCAGAGTCGTTTGTCCAGACGGGTCAGGGTTCATCATTGACTGCTGCTGCTGTTGTCGTAGTTGCAGTTGTTGTTGTAATTGTGCTTGCTGTGCTTGCTGTGCTTGCCAGTTAGAAACTTGGTCATCTATCCATTGTTCTCTTCCTGAAAATGCTGCTCGCCCTTGCGCATCAGACCACTCTTTGTATGCGGGGTTTCCCTCCCTAAAGTAGTCGTCAATAAACTCCCGTGGTCGGGGATTTTCATATTCATATTCATCCAATGAATCCCAGTAAACTTTGTCTGGACCATGTGTTTGGAATTGTCCTAAGTTTCGCGCCCAATGTCCACCTGCATGTTTTTGCGCATCTCGTCCAGAAAATGCATGCAGCGCCTCTGGTGCTATACCTCCCGCTATGAAACGGTGAGTTTTTGCTCCTCCTCCTTCTCTTCCAACCTCCGGTAAGTGTTGGGCAGATAAACGACGCGGGTCGTCCATAGGAAGTTGGTTCGCTAATGCTCCTGCTCTTACTCCATAAACCACCTCCTCTGAATCAGGACGACCTTGCAATGGATTTCCATCTACGCGGGTTCCGTGGGTAGCAAACTCCTGTGCTGTGCTCAAATCACCAGTTACAGAAACATTTGCTGGAATATCACGATTCCAATACGCATCATTACCTTGTTGTTGTTGCACATATCTACCACTGCCTATTTGAGCCTCTGGTGTATCAACTGGTAGAATACCTTCAGTTTGAAACTTCCTTCGCCTATCTTCGTTTACTCCTTTACCATGATACGCTACTATCGGCCCCTGCGAAGAAGGTAAATCGGGATGAAACTCACCAAGTTCCGGTTGTCCCGGTTGGCGTTTGAGCAACTGCCAAGCGAGGTCCATTGGTTCGCTTTTTTGATTTCGGGGGTCAACGCTTAATACACCGTTAATGAAAACCATACCCGGGATTGGTGATTCTTCAATAATTTGCTCTTGCTCTATTTCAGGCTCTTCCATCGCGAAGTTTTCAGGTATCATTTGCCTAAACAATCTTTGATTGTTGTAAACAGCGCGTGGATTCATATCTATTTTACTTGCTACATCTTCTAAGTCCGCAATTTGACTTCTTTCGTCTGCTTCATATGGTAATAAATGTAATTTTCTTTCGGGAACATTCATTCTTGCTTCTAAAAGTGGTGGATAATCGTGATGTGCATACATTAGTTCTTCAGGTATACCTGCCGCTAACATCCTATTTCCCCGGGCTAATTGTTCTGATATAATCTCATTACGCAGATTACTTGGTAATCGGCTACCATATCGCATTCTTCTTTTTTGATAATAATTCGCAATATTTTCAGGACTGTAATAATCAAGATAACCCGCTTCCCTCATTTCAGCCTCAGACATCTTGAGCAACCGCCAAGCGAGGTCCATTGATTCGCCTGTTTGGACAGGCATAGGGATAATTTTTTCTCTTGGAATAGGCTGATTGTGAATATAGAACTCCTCACCTTGTCTATAAATGGGAGATTGCGACCTTTCCCAATCTATATCACCACCCCTGATACCAAACATCCCCCCTTCTTGAAACTCTCTTTCACGAGATGGGCCTGTTCCGGGAATTAACATCCCACTTTCATCAAATTGTGGCTCTCCTACCCATTTATCATTATAAGTCCCTGCATATTCAATAGGTAACTCCTGTCCTTCACCTGTAGCCCAAATCAAAGGCTCTGTGTTTTCTAAATCCATATTATCTACTAAATAAGAATATATTGACTTTGTTTTACCACCACTGTGCGTAGCATAATTTCCCGCAGGTCGAATACCATGTCCCTTTATGGATTCAGCATCTTCCGGTGCTTTTGTTGCATGATAATGAGTTACCGGACCATGAGATGAAAATGCTTCATCTTCAAAGCCCCGGTGCTCTCCTAATTCTGTTTGGCGTTTGAGCAACCGCATAGCGAGGTCCATTGGTTCGCTGGCTAACTTCTTCCATTGTGAAGGGTCAACAGCGTGCGCTCTAAATCCTAATTCACTTCCCGGCTCACCATAATCAAGCCCTTCAACCATAGAGGCTCTATCGTGCCATGCGTCCAATAAATCACCGGGGTCAATCCCCTGCGCTATCGCATAATCAAATAATTCATTTGTTTTGGTTTTAAGGTGTTCATCAGCCTCATCGTTCCATAGTTGCTCGTGAGGGGCAAGTTCCATTTGATTCTCATAATCTATTTGTTCTTTCAGCAACCGCATAGCGAGGTCCATTGGAAGCATCAGACATCACTCCAACGTGCAGCGTCTTCACGACTCATAGCAATATGCAGACCTATGCAAATACCGATGAAGAACCCACCTATCAGTGAAATTGTGAACAATTCAAGATTGGTCAAGAGGCATCACCGCTGTGGTCTGATGTATTGTAGGTAACATCTTCTTTATGCCCCTTGCTGTGTAATGATTGACTAAAGCGCGGTTTGACTGTGAAATCCTTCTCATTACCCGTATTACGAGGCGCGTCACTACGGAAGTGCTGAAGTGTATTTTCAGTGATAATAAGGCGACTAACTGTGCTCTTCAGTGTGGTCTTATCAAAGCCCGTGGCTTCAGTTCCGGGGAGTTTTGGTCCCTTTGCAACTGGCACAGTATCACTACTTGTCTCCATTAGGTATACTGGTTGATATGGTGCGTTGCTTGCTGGATTATTACTACCACCTATGAAGAACCCATCAGCGGCGCGTGCGCTGGTTGTTTCATAGGTAAACAGACCATACTTACCACCGGCAGTTGCTGAAAAGAAAGTGCCACCGTCTTGTGGACTACTGCTGTGTAGATTGTGTTCAGGTCGGAATACTTCGATATGTTGGTTATCAAGCAGACGCACTGGTCGTAGCATGAACTTGACACTGGTATCCTTGTAGTTTGTCTGTGCGCTTGTGCTGTCGTATGTTGTGGTTTGATATGGATTGCTTGTTTTCTCTCCACCGGCTAAACTACTACGACCCCAACCTGTATCATCGAATGGGTTGACGAATGAGCGTGATTCGATGATGTATGAACCGCCCATTGGTTTGACGTTAGAAGTATGACTGAATCGCATTACACCACCGTGTGGTTGTGCGGCGAATGATAGGCTTCTGAGGTCATAATCACCAAGTGTCTGCGACCCTGCTTGCATACCACCATGAAGAATGACACGTTGACCTACACCACGGTCAGCGTGTAGGCTGTGAGCCTCGGTGTTGATAGCAACATAGTCCCTGTCAACACCACTTGAAATTGCCTCAAGCGCCTCTGCGTCAAGACCAATACGTGGACTGGTTCGAGATACTGCGTCTTTATGCACGCTTGTTCCACTAACCGTTTCAACTCGGTCACTGACTACTGCTTCAGGCTTGAGAAGACCATCTTCGTCAATCTCAAGTCGAGCACTGATACCACGCCTTAGTTCATCAGATTGTAGCGCGTCGTTTCGTGGGCGCACATATCCTTGACCAAACGCTGGTTCAGCAGTATGATGAGAGAGAACAAGGCCGGATGCTTCGTAGACATCGCTTAATTCAACCAATAGGTCTTCGTTGAACTGTGTTGGGTAACGCACACCACGACCGCCACCCATGTCACCTACACGCATAGCATTAGTAGGCGCGAACACATCAACGAGAGAGTTGGAATCATTGTTGTTTGTGCTGTTCCTTGCTCCACCGAAACGAGGGATAGATGCAGTGGTGGCAGATAGAAGATTACCACTACTATCTAACACACCCTTGACATTGAAGATAGGCTTACCGTTGTTCCAAATCCTCGCGTGTGGTGTTCTGTTGTTGGTGCGGTCATACTCGTATGCATCACCGGCATCCCATGCTGGGCGAATACCGAAGCCACGCACTGGTGCGCGACGCACATCTTCGCCACGCGTGTTACCCCACCAATCCACAAGATAGTATCCCACGGCAGCATCAATCGTAGTGACACCCAACGCTTCGTTATCACCCCACCAGTCACGAGGCACTGCTTTAGCACCACTGAAATCAGCCTCAGTTAGATTATCCACATTCTCAGTGATTGTAGTATTCCCCGCAAGACCTGCCTTTGCTTGTGTGAGCGTGATGGCTTGGTTACCGTTAGCCTCAGTAGGAACTGCTGAGACAGTAATCTTACCATTGTGACCATTCGCATGCTCTATCGCTGCCTTAAGTTGCACCAAATATGCATTCTGTGTGGACGCAGAGCCAGTTAGATTGATGGCTACAGCGATAGCACCGACAAGGTCAGCACCAGCAGTGCTGGCCCCTGTGTCAGAAGATGCAGCAAGAACATCCCCCGTTGCGACAGTAGTGGCGTTATCATCTACTAAGGTATACATCCTCGTTGTGCCATCTGTTGATTGAATTGCGATAGTTTGCTTCTCACTCATACCACTCGCGGCATCACCGTCTGTGACTGTGAGAGTAGCAGTGGCTACACTATTGGTGTCCCTTAGTGTCCTTACAGGACATCCGTAACTTCTCGTCATACGACGACCGTCACTGTATCGCACTTGCCACTCAGGTTTGTCTACACCAAGCATAGCCGCTGCGTTGGTCTGCCGTTCCATCATACCGACATAGGTGACGGGTAGAGTGCTGTTTGCAAGACCAGCCCCTCCAGCATAATTCCAACTCTGCGTCTCATATTCAACTAACGGACCAGCCTTGTAACCCACTGTGAAGTTACTTGCACTTGCGTGTGTAGCGGCCTCTTGATAGGCTCGCATTCCGTAGTGCCCCCATTGCGGTCTGTTCCATGGTTGGCGAAGGCCGAAACGATAGCCGAAAGGATAGCGGCGCGTTGTAATTGTTGAAGCAGCAGCAGTTGTAATTCCACTACTTACTGCATAAGAGCCATCATCATCAGCATCCGTCCAGTATGTAGCCCCAGCAGCAGTATATGCACGAGGAACATGCCATGCAGCAGACCATGCAGCATAACCGTCAAGACGGCTATTGAGAAGACCACCTCGACTACCACAAGGCCAGTAGTGACTGAGCATGACTGTGCCGCTACCTTGTGCTTCGTATCCTGACATAGCATGAATGTTCGTGGCAGTTTCCACAGAGCCATCTGCATCTTTGTAAATGAAGTCACCCACACCCGGATTGTTGAATAAATTAGTTGTGAAACCCGCTGTAGTAGTTCCTGAGAAATGCACAGCGCCTGATGATTTACCAATGAACAAACCATCTGATGTAAACAACAGAGTTCCTGCTGACATTTCTGATGCAGCGTTACCTGAGAATGTTAAGAACGTGGCTCCAACACTTGCAACAGCAAGAGAAATCTTAGTCGGTGGCTTTGGTGTATTCATATCAAGGTTGAATGGACCATGGCTGACAGCATAGTTTGCACCATGATAGTGAACTGTCTCAAAGTGCTCAGGCATACTATTGTATGCAGCCTTGTTGACCGCTCGGTCACTGGTGAGGTTACCCCAAGTTCTTGACCCATCGGAGTAGAAAGTATGTGGGCGACCGAGATTAGGATGCCACATACATAGGAAAGCATCAGGGGTATGGAGGCTGTTTGTATCCCTTGTGCCACTCAACATCTGTGGTAGTGTCCGTGTCAACACACTGGTCTTACCATCATTGAATAGAGAAGATGCAGCAGCAGTCGAATACTCCCTTGTGAGTCGTAAAACAGCGCCGTTTTGAGGCATAGTTGTGGTCGTTGGGACAACGATTAGATTGGTTTTGTTCATCGTAGTAGCGTTGTTTGTTGTGCCTGAACGAACAGTATAATCAAACTCAGCAGTGGTTCCGTCACTCTTTGTGTATTGCAACTTCTGTCCATAGTAAGGAACTTCAGGAAGATGTGTCGCATCATCTACTACGATACCGTAGAACGTCAAGGTGCCATTTGTTACCGCACCACCAGTGGTTGATGCACTCAATTCAAACTCAGTGTCGCTTGTGACAGATGCAACGAAAGCACCCGCTGGTATACCAGTGCCAGTCACCAACATACCGGCTTTGATTTGTCCATCATCGTCGTCGTGCGCGATTGTCGGGTCGTTGTTGTAATCACAAGTAGCATTCGTAAAAGATGTAGATTGAACAGTAATAGCAGGAGAAAGGCTTGCATTAGCCAAGACCTTGGAATACATATCAGGGTAGATACTTGGATAACCAGCAAGAGTTAATTGACATCCAATTGAACCAAAACTGGCACGACAGAACTCGTAGTAATTATCAATACGACAGAGGGATAGATGTCTAAAACCAGTAGCAGTGCTATCATCAGGTGCAACCTTATGCATGATAGACCACCATGGGATGTGTAATGTTCTCCCCGGTGTCGAATCACTGAACATACCCACATGATACGCATGTGTAGAGCGAGTAAACGGTGGACTCTGATTACCCTGCACACCGAGAGCGTTGTAAGTCAACAACGGTGGTATGTTAGTGAACTGTCCACCATGGTCGGGGTCATGGTCAAGGATGACCTCGTTGATGAACACCTCACAACCACGCACATCCGCGAGTGTAGCCTCGGCGAGAACTAACGTCACGCCACCGATAGCAGAACCCCTCTCGCTATCATACTTGATACCGACTACGAGGTTGACTTGTTGACTGGTCAACTCTACAGCAGAGCCATTTGGTAAAGAGGTGGCTGAACTATGATTTGCATGGAAACCTGCAATCTGTTGTTTACGCACATTGGGTTGTATAACAATCTGATATGCACCAACCTCAGCGGGGTCAGGGAAGTGCCTGTCAAGGGTGTAATTTCCTGCTGCTTCAAGAACGATAGAGTGACCACCAGCCTTGTTCATGTCACCAGCAGTTCCCTTAGATGCAAGGATTCCATACCCGTCATACTTGACCTTGGTTTCAAACATCAGCGTGAAAGCGCCACCGTGAATATCGCTTGGTCCTGATGGCAACGCTGTCAAAGAGCCGACGCGAAGTGGTGGATTGAGTGGATGCATCTTGTCTGTGATTGTAGAACTAAGAGATGTATCAACCAGCCCAATGTTGTCTTTCAGTGTAATGTAATCTTCATCAGCGCGAGATACTCTATTTTCACTACGAGAGCGCGAGTAAAGACCCTGATACGCAGGATGCGCCCAATGACCCGGTAGCATAGGCATGGTCGCGTTGACAAAGTGGTGACCCATACGCGGGTATGGCATAGGTGTCAACTGCGGCTTGCTATATCGTGTATGCAGGAGTGTGTTCTGGTCACCATCGAAGTAGAGTGTATGTGCCATGTCGGGGCTGTTACCACTAACTTCAGCATGGTCACGAAGACGACGAGCAGCAAAGAAACGAGTGCTACCTGCTGGCACATAGTATGAGGGTGAGATATTGATTGTGGATGTCGCAGGTGGATTATCAAGAAGGAATTGGTCGAAGTCAATATCTCCTATAACACCAGTAAAAGTTGCTCCACTAATACCAGTATAGGATACGACTACCGTTTCTGTGGCTGTAGAGAGTCGTAGGAAGCGGCGATTATCACTCCGCTCCTTTGATGCAAAGTCAGCATCGAAGACAGCAGATGTGACAGTTGCTGAAGCAGTCAGCGTAGTGCCGCTAAAACTACTCACTGTCAAAGATTGATTGACAACACCGCTGGTATGGTTGTAAGTCACAGGATAACGCTCTGTGTGACTGTGACCCATCTTAGTGACATGGAAGAATAGTGTCCTGTCATGTAGTTCGTAAGACGATTGTATTGGGTTATCTTGTGTAGCGCCCGTCCAACCATCTCGTGTGCTGTCGGGGAATGACTCACCCTGTGAGATATGTTCCCAACCAACCTCACCCATCGTAGGACCATAACGCGGTCCCTTGATTGCATTGTCAAAGAGATGTCCAACATGAGATGCTCCAAGGTCAGGATGTAGCATACCACCATCACCAATGTTCTCATTCTGGTAGGCTTGCAACCTATCATATCCTGAGCGCACAATGATGTTACCCGGTATCGCATCAGGGTTAGGTAAGCGAACTTTCAGGTTAGGCTCAATACCACTGTTCGCATTGGCTGGTTGTAGTCCACTGGCAAGCCGTTCACCTGCTGTTTGGAATGCACGAATGATGACACCAAACGGCGAACCACCCTCAATCTTGTGCGTCTGCCCTGTGTCATCAATAACTTCCATTGCCTCGAATTGCAACTCCTCATTTGGAATCTCCAAGATGTTGCGCAACTCATGTGGGTGTCGCGCTGCCAATTGAGGGTGCGCCAGTTCTTGTGCCTGTAGAATAGGCATCATAGCACTGTTAGTTGTCTCAAACGAGAATCGCACATTTCCATACAACTTCTCACCCATGGTGTATTCTGTATTACTCTTAACGCGGTTAATCCAAGGAATAGCACCAAGACCACGCGCATTGATTGTAGGTAAGGACAAACTACCACCATCCATGCGTTTCCAAATAGCATGCTCGATGTTGAAGTTCTTCGCGGGAGAGCGCCTGTAGAAGTCATATCCATTGACATCTCCAATGAAGAATGACTTCCCAGTATCTGTGTTAGCAAAGAATGCAGATGGACGGTTGGAAGGCTCAGCATAGAAGTCATTGACTACATTGCGTTGCCCAGTCGCAGTGGCTGAGAACTCAGTGCCTATACTATGGTCAAGGTCGTAAAACAGGTCACCAGTTTCAGCCCTACAAGGTGTAGCGTTCTCAAGGCTGGTGTCGGCACTAATAGCATCGTGAAGGAAGAAGGTGTCATCAAATGGTGCAGCATCTAATCCGTTAGCCGCAGTATAGTCAGAAACACTTGGAGTGCTGGTGCTTCCAACAATCAGTGCCTCTACGTTAGGTCCAGCATTTGCAGTGCAAGTAAACCGGTCTTGTCCATGTATACGCTCGTCCCAGCGTGTAGTCCCAGCCTTTGCTTTGTTTCCTTGTTGCTCAGCGAGCAGCCAATCACCAGTGCAAGTGATTCCATCACGGTCGTATTTAGCAACAAGTGGTAGTTCAGATTCGTAGGCAACAACAAGGAATGCACGAGCGGAAACACCTTGTGGGTGACGCAACTCAGATGGGATGTTCTCCTCACTGTAGTAAGTTGGGGTGCTATTGAAACCTGATACGTCTGCGTAACCGGGGACATACGCTTCATATGAAGAAGTAACGCGTGCTTCATTCGTCATACTCCCGAGTGAATCGTATGGTGGGTCACCTCCAGTTCCGGGGAAATGAGTATAGGATTCATCAGGACGAATAGATTCGCCACTGTTCGGCATCGGCGCTGTATGAGGAAGATGCGACAACGTCGTCATGCAACTGTTTGCATTTCCATATGGTGAGAACCCAAGTGCAGTGTGCCATGCTCCAAGACCAGCAGCGTAGGATGAGCCGACTAACAGGCTGTTTAGATACGAGTATCGCTCTCCAGCCCAACCAACAACACCCGTCGGTCTTGTTCGGTCAATAGCGTCATGAAGCCCACTGAAGTGGACGTTGGTCATGTGGTCACGAGTGGAGGCGTTTTCGTTGTTGTAAGAGAACGTCCCTGCTTTTGACCAAACCAAAATATCATCGTTAGCGGCCACTGTTGGTAGATTTATGTCGTTAGTATCAATCAAATCTTTTATTCTATCATTAGGGTCACCAGTAGAGGCTGCTGCTGTTTCAATATCGTGCCATGTCTCCGCAGTTTCAAACCCTTTAGTTCCCGTGAGATAATTGTATCCAAGATAAAATCGAATGAAATAATCACTACCATTAGATGTATACAAGATACGTGTATGATACGGTGCATAGGCCGGTGCAGTGCTATTACCGCCTGAAACAGCCACAGTATAGAGTGTCTTAGTCCTAAGCCAACCGGATGCGGGAACTTGCTCACCAGCAGCAAGGGTTGTAGCAACATCAAGATAACACGTAGCACTCGTTCGCCTATCTGAATTAGTAACACCAGCAGTAGTGTCAACACCACTACCTGATACCCCACTCCCGTCGTTTCGATAAGCGCTAACTGTGAACTCCTTCCAACCATATCGGTCTTGACGTAACGCGTTACCCATGCTGGGCATGAACGTGCCGCCCATTGCTTTGAGCGCTCCAGCGCCGGGGAATGTGTTGATACCAGCGCCTATGATAGTCGCCAATTCCTCACCATTTTGGCATCGAGTGCCGTCAATGACGATGTATTCCATGTCTACATCATCGGCATCAGGCGTGTGAACTTGGAATGAGGCACTACTTCCATACATTACACGGGTAGCCAGTGTTCCTGCAACTCTGAATGCTGTTGGATGCACAGAACAATTACTTGCAGCCACCTTTGCAACGAGAGTATTTCCATTTGGATGGGCTGGGTTCATTGAAACCTGATTGTCCATCCAAGAACCACCGGGATGATACCCACCATCCATGTGCCAAGTCCAATCTGAATTAGACACCATACCACCACCCATGAATAATGCGTGGCGCGTTGGGTGTAGAACTCTGAAGTCAGCGATATTAGATGTTGACGGTGTGTCCCCAAGTGGGTTTACCATATCGCCATACATGCGACCTTGTTCAGGTCTTTGATACAGAATACCAGTGTTTGGCTTACCTATGGCTGGTTCCCAATTGAGTGTCTGACGCCAATGGAAACGACCACGAGCAACTTGATACGCGCTTGTCATTGGCATGTAGTGCTGTTGGTCATTCTCAATGTGGTTAGGTAGATATTGTGCGGCACCACCGTGCGGCACCTTAGAGAATGAGCCACCTGCTACAATAGCACGGCCCGGATGTGGCTCGTTTACATTGTGAGAACCACTACTGTCAGCAACCTCTTGTGTGAACGGGAATGGTTGCCCGGGGCCATAGATGAGGTAGGTTGTCTTGTTTTCAGTCCCAGCCGCCGCATCCCCATAACGCGCTGTAGGATGAGCGAAGCGAAGAACAAACGGTGACGGAACTTGAATGTGAACACCAGCAGTATATGGAGCAGCATTAGGATGATTAGCGGCTACTGTGTGCTCTCCCCTCTTGATGTCAGGAGACAACACGTTGTCTTGATTAGAAAACGGTGGAGTGATGGACCCACGATGCTGGTTTAATAATGGAGTGCCGGGGAAGAACGCCATGATTGCGTTACAATCAATCATCGCATGAGAAGACAATACTTCGTTGGCATGTTGTATGCCAGCGCAACCAGTTGGTCCGTTCGCGTATGGATGTGTGTTGAATGACGAGTAGTCAGTATCAGTCCCGTCGTTGATGTCCAATACGACACCACTGAAACCACCACCAAAGAACAGAGGCACAGAATGGTCTGTGCTGTCTTTTGCCCCACGGAAGAAGACCTGTGGGACAGAGTTCACACTACCAAGAGAGCGCTTACCTGTGATACCGTAACGAGAAGTGCCTCCGTATCTTTGCATTGCTGCATTAGTAGCAGAATCAGCGGTAGGCCAATTGATAGTATCCGCTGTGCCGATTTGTAATTCAAGTATTGAAAATTGGGTTTGTGAAACACCACCACCAGCGCTATGGATTCCAGTAACTAAAGCAGGTTTTTCTCCATAATAGAGAGTAGAAATATCACCAAATGATACAATTTTTGCCTTTGAGGATAACGTAGCACTTTCTTCACCAGCGGGACGAGTGAAATACCACATTTCCCCAGTAGAGATTGAAAGAGTAGTAGGTGGTGCGGAAGAACCGTAGATGTCAGTTTTGGTAATCTGAACTGTTGGATTGTCAATATTTGGCAAGATGTGGTCACCGCTGTCAGCAGTGTAGTTTTCACCAATCAACCCCTTCTTCCATGTAGAGACATCTATTGGATTGTTCTTAGTATCAACGAGAACAGGGGATTGAGTATTGGTGTTAGAACCCTTACCCTTTGTGCGCACCTGCATCACAGTTCGCGGAATGTATCCACACGGATTACGAAGACCAGCATCAATCTCACCATTGCTCGCAGCACGACTTGAAGCGGGTAGAGTGATACCGTCAGCATTTACAATCAATGAAGAAATCTCACCATATTCAACATGAGCCGCTGGTATCCCCATGTCTTTGTGTATTGATGCTTCAAAGAATTGCGAAAGCGGCTGAATCTCTCTCGCTGGATTATACGCACGGATGCGAATTGCTTCAGGGTCTACACCCCATTCACCGAATGTTTTTCCGTCAGCGGCATACATGTGTGTGCAATCAAAGGTAAGTCCTTCCTCACTGTTGATATTGGGACTCATCAAAGCAGGTGCGTTGATAACAGCAGTTGTCACAGCGGCCATCAATTCATCAGTAATGAGGCATGTCCAATTCGCAGTGGATGAGATAAGGGCACGAATCTCACCATTTGCACCATCGCCAAACAAATGGGTAACAGTTGTAACACCACCAGAACCATCTGTCTTGTGTGATGCTACGAAATTAGCACCAGTGACTCCATAGAATACATGAGTGCCGCTACCCGTCGCACGCGTTCTACTTGTGTAAGAAAACATGTGACCTTGTGAGCCTTTCATAGTTGAATGATTGAATGGGTCAGAAACTTGCACGACGCCGTTTTTCAGTGGGAAGCCCATGTATCCGAGCATATCGTGATGAGGGCAAGCATTGTAAGGTGTCTGAGGTTCAATGGTCAACGTCTTCGCAGATGCATCGTAGGTTACTTCACAATCATATGCTGCGTTATGAGAAGGAACACCATTCCAATGATTACCACGCCATGGCACGTGTGTCGCGTTGCTATCGGACGCAGGGAAACGCCCAGTTGCATCTCCTGAACCATGCATGTGCCGACCAATCGTAAACCCACCCTGACCGACATCTCTGTCATCAAAATAAACCATGACTTCTTCATTGATGGAGTCAGGTAACTCAGTGTTCTCAAGAGCGAACTTCTGACCAAACTGACGGTAAACAAAACGAATACCATGACCTATACCTCTGTGGTCAATGAAGCGGAATCCGTAGAGGTCAGTGTTTCCTATATTCTGATTCAGCACTTCAGATTCAGGAACGTGTGGTGTGTATTTTACAGGTGCTTGAGGTGTGAATGTCAATGTAACTGTCCCTGATGCAGTCGCTACCACATCAAGTTGGAAAGTGGTAGCATTTGTAATAGATGCAATTTTCGTTCCAGATGCAATCCCAGTGCCGCTAACAGCCATACCTTCGACAATAGCATGAGTTGTGGCTACGTTTGTGAAAGTAACTTGAGTAGAATTAGCAGTTGTAGTGCAAGATGCGACAGTAATTGCGTTGTCTGTGACATTTACACCACCATAGTAAGCAGAGAAGCGTTTGTCACCTCTACGACCAAAGCCCCACTCACCTGCGTCTGGTGCAAAACCCGGTATACCTGATGCAACCAGTCCACCGAAATTGACTCTCCCAATCGCTCCAGTTCCAGTTCTCAAACCACTTACAAGAGATGTTACAAAACCCTCTGCTTCTAATGATTCAGTGTTCACTGTATTGTGTGTTTTACCTGCGCCAATGAAGGTGCTTATAGCACGATTGACAGGGTCGGCTGACTCATCTGAGGATTTACCTGCTTCACCAAACTCATCACTTGGGCTGACTTGCTGTCCGGCATTATCTGGAATCGTATACTGCTTAAGAGTTGTAATTGGTGCAAATGGTCGTCCGTGTTTGTTGAGTGGCATAGGAGCAGGGTGCATGTTTTCCCCACTAACTTCGTCAGGTTGACACCAGAAAGTGCGGAATCTACCTCCGTGACCAATCAAAAACTCAGGTTCGTAGGGTGTTTGCCCCTTACTATTGTCTAACCACACACAGAAATTACGTCCAGTGGCACCGGGGATGGTGCTGTGTATAATGATACTGTAGCCTTCTCGCCCCCGTGAATCTTGCACTACACGCCCAAGGTGAGCACGCACATATCCCATATGTGTGCCCTTGTCAGGTTTTTCAGAAGAAGAATCGTTCCACCAATCAGCAGGGTCGAATGTAGACCCAGTTGCTGCGAAGTCAGCATTTACGTGTGGAACGGCTGCATCTATTCTTGTTAGGCTTGGTGTGCTCGAAATATCAGTATCTAACACTACATTTTCTGCTGGATAATTATTGTTGGGTCTTCGCACATGAGTGCGAGCGTTAGGTGCAGCAGCCTGATTGATGAGTCGCACGACCTCGCGTGCAGCGGCCTCTACATCTGTAACACCGTCACGCACTCCAACTTCACCGAGGTCAATTGAAAGACGGCGAGTGAACTCCATGTCTGTCCATTGCTTAAGATGCTTGATGCCTCTTCGTCCACTGGTTTGATTTGCTTCTGTATGATTACTCAAATCAAGAGAAGAGGAACGAATACCTTTGAGTGCAAGGAATGCAGGGATAACACGAGTCCCATCAGGAGTATCAAACAATGTAGATGGGTCACGTATAGTGGATGCTGTTGAAAAGATAGAAGTTTTAAAATTAGGAGAACGATGCTCTCGTAAAGCAACAGTTAGATTATGCTCCGCGCTTCTTCCCTTACGAGTGTAAGGGTGTAACTTATCTGCAAACTTTGGAGATACAACTGCTTCTTTTGTTCTTGGTAGAACGCTGTCTCCAAGCGCTATTTCTCCTAAAGTAATACCTTGTTCAAATCCAGTATGCACATAATGCTGATGTGCTTTACCATAAAGCCACGAGTAATCAAGATTGTTCAATAAGACCTTGGGAACAGTAGTCGCTCCTGAACCACTTGAAGAATCAACAGGGTTAATCAATTTACTACTAATGTAATTTGCACGATTGTGCGCGTATGCACTCTCCATAAATCTTGAACGAGAACTACTACGAACAAATGGGTTCTGAGATGGGAAACCAGCAGCAACATCAATCTGTGTGGAATATGGACTGTGGTTGCCTCCAAGATTTGCTTGTGTGCGTGTAAGGTCAGCGCCGATAACATCTCGACTCCATCCTATCTGTGCGTGCATTGGACTGCTCTGCACCTGCATGTGTAGGTCTTGGAATGCAATGAACTCACGGTCATGAGCGACATCAAAGAGGAGAACACGAGCATGACCAGCGTTCGATAAGTATGGGTCAAGATATGCAACAGTAGGCGGCTGGCTCAAACCAAGATTTGTGTAGTTAAGTTCCACTGTTTTGTTGACATGTTGCACGTAATTCACTGCTGTTTCATAACAGGAGTTCCCAATCAAGAAGTTCTCTAATGGTAGGCTGTCTCGTGGATTGTTATTCAGTGCTCCTTCTCCACCGTTGAAGACATTACAAACCATCGCTTCATTCAACACACCACGACTCTTAGCGAATAGACCTTCAACAGCGTGTGGGTTATTGTAAGTCATGTTTGCCCAAACAGTATCTCCTTCGCGAAGACCACCCTGTGCGTATGGGAATAACCATGAGCGATTAAGAATAGCCTCGGAATCTTCAGTCAATAGTTCTTCTACACCCACTCTAAGATACACAGTCCCTGCTGCAATCATCGCACCAAGGTCAGCCTCAACACTTCCCGTAATACCGGTAATATCAGCCAAACTTGCTAAACCAATAACAGTAGCAGACCCGTTGATTACTACCTCTGATATTGCTGTAACCTCACCGAGATACATTACTGAACCAACAGCAAGAACATTACTTGCTCCCGATGCAACGGTTGGCTCTGCGTATATCTTATCACCTACCTTAGCGGAAAATTGACCTTGCCAACTTGCGTTATCAAACTGAAGCGTCCCAGCGTGCACACCACTGGGTGCACCAAGTGTAATTTGGTTGGCATTTGGCACCGCTGCAATTGTCCATGATGAAGAATTACCCGGTCTATCTGAGCGAGCGATATTTACATTGTTCCTCAATTGAACAGATGTAAAATCTGAGAGAGGGTCAAAAGATTTCTTTGTCAACTTAAGGGGTTGACCTAAGATAAAACTGGAATGAGTTTCGTTAAGGAAATTAGGAAGAGAGGGGCGACTCTCAATTGTCTCCAAGATAATCGTTGACTTTGGAATCTCAGATGTTGTGACAGTTGCTGAGCCAAAAGTAAGAAGATTAGCGTGTGAAAAAGTTGCTTTACCGTCGCCCCAATAGATGCATTTCTGTGCTGTGCCATCGGGGAGAGTAATTTCAACAGTATAGAACATGTCTCCTGTATCGAAATCAACAGTCCCACTGTCTAAATTAACATCAATTGCAGGGAACAAAGCAGCGTCTTCTTCACTTAGTGTCACGGTAAATACACCGCTGAAGTTACCCTGATTCATCAACGGCGTTACACCTCTGATAACACCAGCGGCTCTCTTACTCTTCACACGAGGAGAGTGTGGGTTTGTTGATGGCCCAGCCTTGAACTCTACCGCACTCACATACTGACGTAGACCATAGTCCACATTCCCGCCCTGCGTTTTCACACTGGATTGGTCGTGGTAGTATTCGCCTCGTCCTTCGAAATCAGAGGACAGTGTTTCATCATCAGAGAAAATTGGAATGACTCGCTCGGACTCATAACCATCTGCGATTAGGAGAGCCATACCCGGAGCATGTGAGTTAAGGAAGTTTTCTGAATGCGCCCAATCTTCATTCTTAAATTGGAGATAACCATCAGATGCAGGGTCATTATCATAGAGAATCCATTCACCATTTGAGAGAAATGCTTGGCGATAAAGGACGACATTGTCCACATTATGATATGCAGACGCGCTTGTTACCGCAGCAGGGAATGCTGATGGATTGTTTACATAGAGATGATAATTCGCAGTTTCATCCTTTGCTCTTAAGAGAATCGTAGTGCGCTTTGTGAACTCAGCACGCTCCATCGAGTATGCATATGCTGCTTTCGCTGCTCTGTCCGCTGGTGCTTTATCAGGAAACCTACGACCAACAGGGCTTGGGTTGTAAGTGTGGGCTGTCATCGTAGCGTCTACATGCATTTTCAATGAGTTGTCAGGACCGGGGAAGATGCTCTCAGCGGCACTTTCAAAGAATTGTCCAGCAAATAATGGAATCTCTACCAGTGCGCGTGTTGACGCAAACTGTGTGCCCAACTGATAATCGTGTGTCGCTGTATCCATGGACTGGAACATACGGTCATTGACAGTCGTTCCGTCAGCAGCAGAGTTCTCAATATAGAAATGCCCGTCACCAAGAAGAATCTCTCCGAGAGAGAAGTTTTCTCCCACGAGAGTGAATGTCAATGTTTGATTGTTATTCGTTGCAGTTGTGTCAAGATTAACTCGAAACAGGGTAGCGCTGTCAATTTGTGTAACGATAGAGCCAGCCGCGATACCAGTGCCACTTACAGTCATACCAACTTTGACGTTCGTAGTAGAGTCCATTTGGATAATTTTCGGATTGCTCCCAAATGATGTTCCTGACCCAGCAGAGTGGTCTGTGTCACAAGTTGCATCGTTGAATGTTGACCCTACTATGTCTTTTGCTTCAGGGACAAGACCAGATGCGATAGACCAAGCCTTGAATGTCCCAAGGTCTTGACCGTCAGCCAGCGTGAACTTACCATCACCGGCTGTGCCATCAGTAAACATGAAAGACACACCACTCTTAGACGAGTATTCAGCACTGGCTCCATTCTTGAGGAAGAGACGACCCTTCTTTGGGAATGGATACGTGCCCCACGACTGAAGGTCAGGGGTCGCGTTATTCAACGCACGAACAGTGATAAATTGAGTTCCACCCGGTTCTATACGAACAGATTGTCCCATGACAGAAAAGCCACGACGAGTGCTGTATGGGAGACGAGATAATGGGCTGGGGTCAAACGATGGCTTGGTATCGAATGCTCCTTGACCGGGGCCACCGAGTGATACGGTGACGACAGGAGCGTGTGGGTCAATCTCCTTCACGACATGAGAATCAGGGCTTCCTGACCCTATCTCACTCGTGCTGGCAGTGTTCACTAAGGAAGATGTTCCAACTATCTGAAGAGATGTGAAGCGGCCACCATTGTCTGCGTCACTCTCTGTAACAGAGCGGAGAACACCTTTACTCATCATGTAGAGGACTTGGGCTGTATTTGCTTCACCGGGTCTATCCAATGCTGCTCTGAGATGATTGAGTTGCATTGTTCTTGTGCGGTCAGATGGTTGAATGTAGAGGATGAATGGGTCAGATGACGCTTGAATATGATTGTCAATGATGTCGAACATTTCATGCACGGGAGAAGCAGAACGAGTGATTGGTATGTCGAATTGTCCATCACTTGGTGACCCTATGTCAGTGAACACACCTCGCCTCCCTGTATCTGCGATGTTCTCTTTCGTAACCTTGCTTCCACCAATCAACAAACGATTGAATGTAGAATTATGAATGTCAGAATTAGTATGAGAAGCAGTAATAATTTGAGGTGTTTTCCTCGGCTCATCAGACATCGTCGTATAGTATTGAGGAGTATACCGTTCGTCTAATTCATCATCAGATTCGTAGCCTTCACTCACATCACCAATCATGGCGTGAGGCATCTGAAGTGTGTTGAGGTTACCCTCCTCCATCCTCATTGTTATCATACCACCGGGTGAGAAGAGAGTCGTATCTGTTGCTGGATTAACAAGGTCAGCAGCGACGATGTCAGCAATGTATGCTGGCGTGAAGGTAAGAGTTTGATTGGTTTTTGAACCACCAGTAGTCGCGGCACTCAACTCAAATGTCGTGCTATTTGTCACGCTAACAACAAAAGCACCAGCAGGAATCCCTGTGCCTGAAACACGCATACCGGGTCGGACGTTCGTTGTAGCATCCATCGCAATAGTAGGGTCGTTGTTGTAATCACAAGTTGCGTCGGTAAACGAACTCCCAGCGGTCTGCACAGACCCAGCAGGAACGGTCTTCTCAACCATTAGCATCGGTTTCGTCTTACCCATGCTCACACCAGTGAGGTCTAACGCATTGTAATGCACCTCAATGAAAGATGCAAACCCGTGACTCGCAAGAGATGGGACGGAAAGAACAGCCACGCGACTTTCTCTTGAAGGACGAAGGTGATGAGTTCTTTCGGTTTCATCAAGTGTTTCAGCGGATACAGGCACTGGTCCTTTGAGGAAGAATGGATATGGATTGAAGGTTGCTTCAGCAGTTATGGTCTTAGTCCCACTCCCACCTATGGCAATAATTTCACGAGTCGCACCAGTAAGTCCGTTATCTACAATCTCAAAAGCCATCGAAGAATCTTGGACGGATACAACTTCCATCGAAGCAACTTCACGATAATATTCCATCTCAGAGTTGATTGGGACTTGGTTTTCAATTCCCCTCGCCGCATCATCATACATGAGATTGATAATGTCTGATGTGCCGATTTGTTGGTCAAGCATTTCGTCGCTTGCTTTGGGGAGCATGCGGAGATAATGATGACCATTGACATGATTCTTAATGTGCCTTCCTGAATGCCCGACTTGGAATGATTCATCAAGAGAAGTAGGCCATGATACAGCGAATGGGTTGTTAGAATCATTTGCAGTCGTAGCCATTCGAGATGAGTATGCGATACCGTGTTGTTCGAAATTACTCTCGTCAAGAATCATCTGACCAGTCCGGTCAATGATTTGACTGGCAAGATGAGGAGGTTGATATGGTCGTCCTGAGCCACCTTCAATTAACAGGTCTGCTGCGACTACAACGAAGTAGTCATCCCCGGTAGCGGCACTACGGGAATGTAATACTGGTCGTAATCCATCTCCTGTTGCACTCGTTGCAAAGTCCAAATGGATACTACTCACGAGCATAGCACCCGTGCTGACGTTGATATTGTGAAGACGAACTCGCTCAGGAGGTGATTGATTGGGCTTGTTTGTTTCCCGATTGATTGCACCGGGATTGATGAGGAGATTGTATGGAACGTGAGGAATACTTCGAGTGGCCGGAGAAGCCCCAGCACCAGTAACATTGTCATGGACGCTGTAGTTTCCAGTTGAATACGGTGAATCTGTAAAGACAATAGTCCCAGTGGTTACAGTTGTTCCAGTAAGAGCAGATGCAAGTGCTGCTGCGTCACTGGTCGAGATATTAATTGCTGATAGATTTGAAGCAGAAGAGATAGATGCAATCTGATATTCATTTTGAATAGGGTTGATTGGCTCCTCAAAACGATAGAGAAGAGCAGTTGAATCTTGGACCAGTGGTGCACTTGGACTCAACATTTCATTTTCAAAATTATTAGAAATATGTAGGCTCTCAATGACTCCACGGAACTGTCCTCCCTTACCACCAAGATAGATGTGATTGTTGGACTGAATGATAGATGTTTGAAATGGAATCTTTTCTTGCGCCATCAAAAGACCATTGACATACAAACGAATGAAGCCGGGTTCAACAACTCCGACAACATGATACAAGTGACGGTGATTTAGATTTAGAGTTGTAGCATCATCCTTATCGCTGTCGAATCGGTTGTAAGAATCGCTTACTCCGCCAAAGTCAGGTGTAGGATATACAGTCCCGCTGTAACCGTTACTTGTGAGTGAAGCAGTAGATACCTGATATGTATTGACTCCACCTTGGGTTTCTAATCTAACTGAAAACTTGGCTGGACCCGGAGTGTCTACAGTGCCCATTTCTAATGAAAACTGGTCTTCTTTGAGAGCAATGATGCCTCCACAGTCAGGTGTGACCCATGCCTCAATGGTGATGGTGTTACGAAAGAGGTCACCAACGACACTCGGCCCACGGTCACCACTTGCTGAATCACCAAGAATATCACCAGCACTACGATTACCACTCGCATCATCATTCCCGACACCACGATGAGAGCCTTGAGGAACAATAACAGAATCTGTAACACCGTCAAACAACAAGGCATGATTGCTCTGAAGTATTGCTGGCATTTTGACACCTCAGAAAATTGCATCTATTGGGAGGAATGTCATTGAGAATCGGTAGACGGCTTCACCAGCATCATAACCAATTTCCATGTTTTTGATGGTGCCTTGGATACCAGTATAATTATCTTCTGTGCTAAACTCCACATCGGCTGAAAGAGAGTTTGCCTCAGAGCCTTTTTCACCTTTCATTCTACGACCAGTGGGGACAAAGAAATTACGCGCTGTGTAGAGTTGTCCATCAGGTGCTTGTATCATTGAATTGTATGGTATCTGAAGACCAATAGGATAATCACCACTTCTTTTCCATTCTTGAGTAGCCGTAGCAACCGTCTGCTCTTCCGTTAAAGCCGCACCAGCCAATCTAATCATCGTAGTAGCGCCAATACCAGTTGACATAGTGGCACCTAACTTAGCAGAACCACCACGAATTGTATTGTGAAGAATACCATAGAGGTCTTGCACTTTGTCACCTGCTGACTTTCGATAACCACTGGATGCGTTAGCGCCAAAACTCGTTACACTTACTGTTCCGCCTTCTCCAACATCATTCCCGACTCCGTCCACTTGAATCCCGTTCTCTGTGTAAAGTCCCTTATTATCACCAGCGGCTGTAAATACCACACGTTTGTTGGCAACAGTTACAATATCTGTGTTGTTTGAATCAGCAATTGTAGTAGTAAACTTGGTCGTTAGCGCTACACCACCAATTGATTGGTTACTCATTAGATGTTGGATTGCTTGAGCAACTTCAGCAGTTGTTGCATCACTACCACCATGACCTCTACACCTAATCGCCCATTCAGTGCTCGATGAGGCACCAACTTGAACATAGGCGTTGTTACTGGAACCATAAGCAGTCCCTCCACCTTCACCAGCGCCAGTAAAACTATTCATACTAAACTTAACAACAACTGTTCCACTCTTATCACGAAGAACATACGAAGTGGCTCTATTGAATATACCAGTTCCAACCATCATGTCTATACTTGCTTCTTCAAACCTTACTATTCCCGGTGAGCCAGCATTACTTTTTCCAAAATCAATATCAAATACAGCACCTGAAGCAGCCGTATCTGCTCTATCCACAGTATCATCTACAAACACACCGTCAATAACGATAGTAGAATTAGACATGTTAAGGTCAAGACCGAATCGCTTACCACCAGAAAATGGAACTGGTGAACCACCCACTTTACGTTCTACACTCATACCAATACGGGTAGCGTTAAGACGGATTGCTGTCTTCTCATCATCATCAAGGATGAGGCGGATAGGAGTTGCATAACCACTTGCCATACTCACATCCTCCCACTCATGGTGCTACCACCCTGTCCGCGAGAAACTTCTTGTTGAATCAAATTACCAATTTCTCGCGCAAGTTCGCGCTTGTCTGTGCGGTCTGTGATACCTCCAGCGTTGACTGTGATGTTGTAATTAGTGCCGCCACCACCGCCACCGCCAGTGGCCGTCGTTCCAGTAGCACTACCACCATCGAAGAAACCTGATACAGCGCTTGTTGCTATCCCAATAGCATCGCCAAGAAGGTCACCAGCCGTAGAAACGATGTCACCTATCAGTGAACTAATGAACTCAAAGGTGTTTTTGATTGCATTAAAACCCGTCTTTAGACCTTCTACTATTGGGTCAAGGACGTTTTTGTATCCTGTTTTGATTTTTTCCTTGAACTCTTCCCACTTTGTCATGGCAGTGTCCCAAACACCTCCAAGAGTCGCTCTAATATTACCGATTGTGCCTTTCAACTTGACCCACCATGTATTGATGTTTCCAGTGAAACCCTCCCACTTTTCCTTGGCAGTGTCCCATATTCCTCCGAGTTTTTCTTTGAGTTTATCCCAAATCGGCATAACCGTTCCATTCCAAGTGTTTTTGATGGATTCCCAAACTCCTGCCGCTGTAACCTTCAAACCATCCCATATTGGGACCACAACATTATTCCAAGTGTCTTTGATTGATTGCCATACAGATTCTGCTGAAGTTTTCACGGCTCCCCATGCAGCACCTCCGTTCTCTTTGAGCCATTCCCATATGGGCACAATTACCGTATCCCAAACACCCTTGATGGCGTCCCAAGTGCCGGAGGCGTCTACTTTGAGTTGCTCCCACGCAGCGGCTCCATTTTCTTTGAGCCATTCCCATATCGGAACAATCACTGCGTCCCAAGCGGACTTGATACCTTCCCAAGCAACAATTGCTTTCTCTTTAATAAAATCCCAAATCGGACCAAGATTTTCATCTATCCAAACCTTTAGTGCCTCATACTTTTCTTTGATTGTATTCCAAATATTGATGAATGTTTCTTTGACTTTACTCATAGCCCCGCTGAATACTGAACCGAGAGAACTGAATGTAGATGAAACGCTTTGCGAAAGAGTGCCGAGCGTGCTGAGGCTACCAGCCAGTGTTGCGATTCCAGCCATCAGAAGTCCTCCCTATCAAGGAACGAGTAGTCAACGCTCACTGTCTCTCGCCCACCACTCTTTGCCTCTTGGCGTTGCCGCTTATTCGCCTTTTCCTCTTCCTTACGCGCAACAAGCGCCCATACGAGAGAACGGCGGAAAGTATCTGGATTCATTTCATCTACTTCCTTTAGTGATACTCCGTAGTGCTTTGCTACCATGTAAGCCCACAATTCCAATTGTAGGACCAAATCTTCGGGGCTATTGACAGCCTTGCGTGCGAGGAAATCCTCGACTACGCGCTGTCGCCCTTCGTAAACCCCCCTTGCACGGTCTGTGCAAGTTCATCAGGACTGGGGAGTAGAGAGGAGATTGCGTTCCCAACATCACCCTTGAGATTCAAAATCTCATCAGTAGAGAGAGTAGGGTTGGTCTTCATAATCCAACTGGTAAAGGCGAAGCGCCAATATGCTTCGAGGTTGAGGCTGAGTTCGCCTCCTCCACCGATGTCGAAAAGTTCCTGCGTGGCTCGTTGTATATCGAAGAATGAAATATCCCTAATCCACACCTCCATGACCGCATCAGGGTCATCAGGGTCAATCGGGATTGTATGCTTTGTCTCATTCGTTTGTCTCAACAGTTTGTTCTTGTCCACTACTGGCATTATTTTCCACCTCGGTTACAGCCGACTCTTCGTCGGGGGCATCCGGCTGTTCTTCGGCAGCCGCTTCATCAGCGGGGGCCTCGGACTCAGCCGTGGTTGCTTCCTCGATACCTTCGTCGTCGCGCCGCAAACGCAGGGCGACTTCAGCCTTGGTCCCGTAATACGGGAGGTCGCGACGCTTGCACTCCTCACGGAGTTCAACAAGCGTCATAGCATCGTAGGAAATGTCATTGGGAAACTCTGCCGAGTCAGGGATGTCTTCTACTGTGACATCTGTGACAGTTTCAGGTGTCACATCTGTCTCGTTCGCATCACTATCAGGGCTTTTTGCTGCTGGCTTATATACTGAGGCTTGGGAAAGCACGGCTTCTTCTATCAAATCACGAGAACGATGAGAAATGAGAATCTCTCCTTCAATCCCCATACGCTGTGCAAACCACTCGCCGTATCCTTGAGCGGTCTTACGCCGGAAGTGATAGACACGTTCACGGGGCGTTGGCATCATCTAATCACTCTCCAAAGAACTCATCATATCCACATTTTTGGCACACTAAACTATGTATATTGTGGGGATTAAGTCCTTGTTGTTCTATCATATCCATTGTTTCAGGGTCACCAAGTTCACCTTCATTGATGAGTTGAGCATTAGGGTTACCACATTGAGGACATTGCATATTTGCTTTCAATATACTCCAAGCCTTATCGAATGCAGTCATCTTTTCACCTCAGCAATGGAATAGAGTATCCGTTGAAATCACACGTATTGCCTTGGGCATAACCTTGAGCGGTGCGCGAATCGGTCCCTTGTCTTCAGGGATAGGAAGTGGAGCCTCAGTGATGACGTAGTCATCGAGATAGATGTCTATGCTCTCACGTGTGCCAGCACTACCAGCCTTTGTGAATGATAGACGAATCATGTTCGCAGTTGTGGCATCGTGGTCTACAGCACGCCGCATCTTGTGGTAGAATACAGGGTCGTCCACGATAATTTCTAAGTCAGCCATGTATTCTGTCTGACCTTCAACAGCGATGCTTGCATTACGAGCACCAGCAAACGGAACTTGGTCAGTAGCAGCATCAGCAATTGGTGCACCGTTTATGGTGTAGAATTGCTGCACACCAGTGGTCCCAGTGACTGTGAAAGATACAACTTGTCCAATCTGGACTCCTGCAACTGTGATGGTTCCGTTGTAGAACATGTATGGTTTTTGAGTGCCAACAGCAATACCTGCTTTCTTTCGGTCTACATCTGTGCTTGCAGTGTCTTCAAAGATGCGATGTGGGTTGTATCGGTCACCTTTGTTACTTGACTCAAGACGACCTGTGTCTGTATAACAAAGAGCAGAATCAAAACCAACAGAGAGGCGAAGTGCAGCATCTGTATCAGCAGTCAAAGAGAACTCCTTGACTTTACATCCACGGAACACACGAGTCAACTGCTTCGCATCAGAAGTTCCACCATCTACAACTTCGGCGGTAGTCCCATCATCAGCCTGATTATCACGACGACGAATACTGACTTCCATTGCGAAAGATGGCACATGACTACGCGAATAGAGAAGTCGAGTGACACCATTTGTGAGAGCACCAGTAGATGCACGATTAGGACTACCATAAAGAGCAGCAGCGTCAAACTTCGCGAAACGAAGAACCGCACCCGAAGCATGTGAAAAACACAACGGGTCGTCAAGCCAAATCTCCGTAGCGGTGATTGCTACTATTCGGCGGATTTCGCTTTTTGTAGTCGTATCGAAATACGTCCCTCTTGTGGTAGAGACACTTATTGCTGGGTCTGACTCAGAATCTCTAATAAGCCCAAAAGCCGTTTGGTCGCCCTCTTTGAAAGAAGTGATACTTTCAGTATTCAAATCTTTGATTATAACATAATCACCTGCTGTAACAGTAGATGTTGCCTGCTTAAAAATTGGAATTGCACTTCCGTTCGTATATGAAATAATAGATGCACCAGCAGAAAGCGCTACGCTGGTCACGGTAAGTGCTTTCTTCAATCTTTCATTATCATTCAAAGCAACTGCAAGATTAGATTCAAATACAATTTGTGTAGCCGTTCGTGATTCTACAGTTCCAACAAACGCATTAGCATCATCAAACACAGCATCTCCAACAGCAAAATCAGTAATAGCATCAGAGTCGCCTGCTGAAGCATCATCTACAGTAATTGTATCTACCGAAGTAGAATACCCACCACCGTTATGGACGTATGTTCCTGAATTAGTTAATGATGCGCTGGTGAGCATGGCTTCATCAGCATCTTTTACGTCATAGGTGCTTTCACCTACCATGACGGATTCCATACCAAGACAGTAGTAGAGCCATCGTGGATTGTGCATGTTGACTTCAAAGGAGCCACCTTCGTTGATGAAACGGCCCGGAACCTGCACTGATACATCTCGACCAAGACCAACGACATGGTAACGCTTGAGGTCTACTCTTGTCTCAGGTAGTGTAATGGCGGTTGTAATACCAAGGAACTGGTCAAGTAAAGATGATTCAGACGTTTGATTAGCGTTATCATGGTAAGCCATATTTACATCAATTGATGGAAGGGTGAAAGGATGGAAAACAAGAGTGTCACTACCAGTTGATGCGGTAGATGTGGGTGTAGAAAGTGCAGGTGTGACTGTAATTGTATTTTCATCATCTTCATTGTTTGATACTACTGTGAATGTTTTTCCAGTAGCAGCGTTATCATCAGCGGTAAAATTGCCAGTTCCAGTAATAGTCATCTTCGCTCCAACTAACATACCTCTTGGTATCTGAGGGGCACCACCTGATGCTATTGGCATAGATGCTGCTCCTCCAGCAAGTGTGATTAAACTGGTATTCGCACTCGCAAGCGTGCTTGTATGAGTAAAAGTAAATGATGTTATTGAATCATGTTTCAACACTAAGCCTGTCTCGTGACCGAAGGAAATCTCGGTCAAATCGCCCTTGTATACTGTGGATGGCATGCTCTACACCTCATGGGATAAGTTCCGCGAAGATAACAACTTCGGTCTGAAAGGTCATTCTAAAATACATTTTCGTCCTATCGGACAAATCCGTGCGTGTTTTGAACACCATTCGGTCGAAGTTGGTTCCGTCGCCTTTTCTCTTCAAATGAACGAGGCGTCGCACCTCATTCTCCATCTTTTTCAGATGCTCTCGACTTCGCGATGTGCGGATGTCAATCGTGATGTTCACCCGCGTGGTGACAAAGTCGTAGAGAAGTTCAGGAGTTTCTTCGTTGTGCGCTGTCTCGTAGCACATAACGAAGTCCTGTCGGGACATATCGAGACGCTTACCGCGCTCAGGAGTGAGTGTAGCAATGTCAGCGATGACTGGTTTGATGTTGTCTGTGTTACCACGATTCCAATCACTGAGAGTGTTGAGGACAGATGTGAGTGCTTCATCGAATGTCGCGACCATCACTCATCACCCCGCATCAATGCTGCTTTATCAGGTAGAAGGACTCCACCACGATAAACCAACCCATATTCGTAGAGCAAAGGAGAGGTTGTGAGCATAACTTCATCCACCCTGTTCATGACATGTTCAAGGATTTCATCAGGCACAGGCTTTCTGTCTCTGAAATATCCATCTCCCTCTTTCTCGATTCCTTCCAATCTGAGTTCTCTTGTCTCTACAGTGTCTCTGAAATCTGCTGGCATCTTAGTAAGGACTTCTTTCAATTCTTCTTGGACGCTGGGTTTACTGTAATCGCTCATCATATCTCGAAAGATGTCGTCAATCATACTCCGCTTATCCATTATTCAAACACCACAATCTCCGTGTAGCGTCTCAATATGGCCTCTGCTTCTTGACGTAAAAGTTGCACCTTTGCTCCGATGTCTACATTCTGTGTGCCTTCAGGTATGAGGACGCTGCGGTCATCAGACATCAGTAAGTCAGCAGCAACCATCTTAGTCGCAGCCTCTTCTATCGCCTTTTCCAAATATCGCTCTCCATAGATGTAAGCAACCTTGACAGCGTTCCACTCAAAGAAGGGATATGAGTTGTTGAAGTAGACAATACCTTCCTCGTGGTCGAGCCACCAATCTCTTAGGCGTCCTACATCCCCACTACTACTTCCACCTTGAAGGTCTACTTGGAGTAAGTGCTGAGTGAGAGTGAGTCCATTCAAATCGTCCACGGAAGAGCCTACGACAGATGCACACCCAGTGAATGTCGTGGCTGTCTTACCTGTGTATCTAATAGCCGTATCACCAACGGATAAAACCCCAGCAGAAGCAAATCCAGATGTCGAGTCAACAGTTAAGACAGTCGTTGTGGCATTGCTGACAGTTGCAGTGTTCACCTGAGTTTGTGACAGTGTGACACTACTATCTGTCACAACTATCGAGCATGACTCGCCACCTTTTACGGCTCTCATGCTTGTCAACTTTACAACACCTGTTCCGTAGTCCGCGTTCGCAGATGCAAGGAACTCATTGTGGACAGCGACGTTGCTTGTTGAGCCTTCAAGAGTAAATGCAGATGCAAACTCTACTGCTGCTTTACTAACTCGGTCTTCCTTGTTGATGAGGTCAGAGAGATTTTGTGCAGTAGTGGCAGCATCAAAATCAGCACGCCATTGACTCGTAGATGACCCGGCAGTAAGAACAGCGGCACTTCCGTTACCCGGAGACACAACTATCGAACCACTAATCGCCCTGACATCTTCAGGGATTTTGATACGTGCTTCGGCTGAAGCAATCTCACGATAGTCGTCACCCTGCCATAGTTCAATACGCAACATTTGCTGAACATTGCGGAAAAGAAGCGGGGTTGTGCCGACATAATCTGTGTAATATCGGCGGCGATACGGCTTGTATGTGTCAAAATTGATGTATTCTGCACTCACAAGGTAGGGTCGCCAAGCATTATGTGTGATATTATCTATCTTATCCTGAGTTTCCTTGATACGAGCCTCAACAATTGCCTTCGTCATACCACGCTGTCGTCCCACTGCTCCATTGGAGAATGAGGATGTATTCTGGACATACGCATTGTCTGCTGCTTGATAATCAGCGTGAGTGAACCCACCAGTGAATGCGAGTTTCACACCACTTGCTCCACCGTTCGAAATAGCAGTGATGGTCTTCTCCAATCCAAGAGGGTCTGCATCACTGTAAATGAAAATGGTATCTCCAACTTCAAATCCTATTGTGCGGTAATCTGCGCCAGTAACATAGACGCCGTCAGAAACAGAATCAGCAGCGACAAGCACAGCGTCTTGAGGACCAATAGCAAGGAAGTCAGCAACTTTTTGAGCAGTGGTATAGACAATTGCAGTAGGGTCGAGAGGCCGCGTTTCAGGCTCACCGGGACTAAAGACAACTGGCATCTACCTCCCTCCTTCAAGTCCTAATGGACTATCTAAGAAAATAGGATGACGGGGTGGATAATCAGGCTCAATCCTTTGCCTATGGCCGAAAAATACATCATCAGGATTATCATAATGAATAAAATCCCCTTCTAAATCTTCATCCTCAAAGTCAGGATGACTTGGTTCATGGGGCGCAAATGCCCTAACACCATAAGTTTTCATATCTTGCTCCTTCCCTTCTCTTGGGTGAATATCAACATCTGGTCTTTGTAATCTTTGAATTTGAGTAGCACCGACAGGCATTTTCGCTTGTTGCCTACGAGCAGCACCTAAAGCGGCAGGGTGTAATGTTCCTATGGGATACATACTCGGTGCTATTTCAGGAAGATAGTTATAATCCTCATCAGTTGTTACCAACTGCTGTTCAGGTAAAGCCTTGAGAACAGACCATGCTAAATCAAAAGCCCTCATTCTCTTGCCTCCTCGTCTCGGTGACCGAGGTTGTATTCCATGGGGCGCTTACATGCACCACATGTTTCTCGCCACAAGAAGTGGAGCATGCCGCAGTGTTGACAACGTGTCCCTTTACCGATGTTAAGGATGTCAGCGGCCTCGGTATTTCGATTGCGTTGTTCACTCACAACGCCATGTAGAGGACGGTCTTCGTCAGCAATAGCACCGAGGTCAAGGTTGACATCCGAACGGATTGCTTGTTTTTGCATACGCTCGATGTCTGAAAACTCAATTGTGTGAAGTTCCAAACCCATGCATACCACTCACTCTCAACTTGTAGTCACAATAATGTAGATGTTTCCAAGCACTGTATGCGGGTCACAAGACACACAAGTGTTGCTACCAATAGCAGTGCTAATGTCTGTAGCGATTGCTGTTCTTAGTGTGGTATCAGCAAAGTTCTTTGGCGGAAAAGGGCCAAGAATTGTAACTGACTTTGCCATCTAAATCACCGCCCTCAAGAGCGGCGACCAATCGCAAGGAAAGTTCCAGCCTTAGTGTTACCACCACTTCCTTCGGCGGGTCCAACAGTGATTGTGGAGCCTGAAAAGATTGCGACATCTCCGTGAGCGACATTAGCCACAGTATCTGAGTTGTCACCATCGTCAGTAATAGAAATATTGTGCGTCTGAATAGATGCTGAGTTAATGATAACTGCATCAATACTTGCAAGAAGACCACTTAGGTCAATACTTGAATCACCAGCCTCATATGAGCCGGTTACAATCATTCGGTCACCAAAATAGGTAGGTCGGGTATCAATAGTTACTGCCATTCAAATCACTCTTCTTCTTCTGCGGACTCTGCTACGAGTTCTTCTGTCTCTGCCACTCCGTCGGGACTCATAACAGTTGCGACGAGTTCTAGTAGTGTGGACTTGGTTGCATAGCCCTTAGGCTTAATGTCATAAGTAGCGAGCCAGCCTTGAATATCCTTACGGGACCAGCCCTCATCAGGGATTCCGTCTCCACCAAGGTCTTCACTTCGCTCATCTGCTTCTGAAGCAGTCCAGCCTTCGATGCGGAAGTTAATCTCATCGAGGCGTGGCGAATACCAATCCAACCATGCTGTGGTTACTTCGACTGGTCGGTTCTGTTCCCAATCAGGCATCTTCGGGTCTGTAGCCCGACGAGTGTGGGAGCGACCAATGTAAGTCACAATAGGCATGTATTGTCACCTTCAACCGGCGATTAGTGTAATCAAGGTCGTGTCTGTAGCGCCACCGACAGTGAAGGTTAGTTCACCAGTTTCGTGGGCCACAACAGTCGCTGCTGCGGCTAGTGATTCATCAGTGTCAGTGTTGTTTGTCAAGTTGATAAGCGCATAGATGCGGCTTAGGCTTGAGTCGTAAGCATTGACTGCGAACTTCTGAGTTGTGCCTGTGTCACCAGTGACCATGACTGAGATTAGTCGAAGTCCACTGACTGGTTCATTGCTGCTGGAGTTCACTGCTTGGAATCCTGTGAGAGCACCGGGGTAAGTCCCTGCTGCTGCTGTGCCGGATAGCCATGCGGTGTTATCACCTACAGTGCCATCTGCGTTAGGCACTGTTATTGGAGCACCGGGGCTGTTTCCGCCCATTGGAATATCCAAGTATACTGTCGTTACTGTGCATTGTGTGTGTGAGGTTACTGTTGCCATTTTTCATCATCTCCGTATTATTCTCGTTATCTCCATCAGGACAAGTCCCGAATACTCCCTTGTGCGCGGAAGAAGGTAGTCCATACTTCACCCATGGTTCGGTATAGCCCTTCCTGACCGAGGCGGTTGATAGCGAACGGGTCGCCTGTCTCGATACCGGACTCGAAGTATTGAGTCGGGATTGCCGTGGAGAAGTATAGGTAGTCCGTGTCGAGGAAGTAAACTCGGCTGATGCCGTCCTTCTCAACGTCCTTCGATGGAATGATTGGAACACCGTTGTAGGTAGCGACGATGAATCCGGCTTCGATACCGGGAACACCCTTTACACCGTTGTAGGTTGGTGTAACGCGCTTCTCTTCCATGAATCGCTGCTGTGCCTGTAGCAACTGCTGTAGGCGCATTAGAGTATCATAGCCAGTGAGCATAACCTTAGGGTTTCCACCAAGTTCCCACATGCGCTGGAAGACATCATCCAACTGGTCGAGGGAGAAGGTTCGTCGGTTACCCGATGCACGGTCAGACCCACAGTTTACTACTGCGTTAGACCATGTGTTAGCACTGCGGTCAATACTGTAGATATCTAGGTCTGCTGCACCACAGTGGTCAGTTCCACTGCTTGCACCAGTTTCCATGGATGTTAGTCCACCAGAGGAACCACCGTCGTTTCCAGTGATTCGGTCAAGGGACTCGAAGTTGTTTCCTGCGACTGTCTCAGAGTCCGTTAGGAGCATCTTGTTGACCATCTCAGCATGGTGTTTACCCATTTCTTCCTTGAGGACTGCGCGCATGTCGCCCAATCCATCATCCTTGTCTGCAAGGAACACAGCGACTTCACTCACATCGAATGAGTGAGCAATTGTCTTAGGCTTTGCAGCAACGTGCTGGAAGGTAGGCTTCACGGTGTCTGGTAGAGCACCGTTCTCAGGTAGACCACCGTGGACAACGCCAGCATTAGGCTTTGCAGTGATTACTCTCCATCCGCTGCGGTCCCATGGACGCTTTGGTAGGATTGAGAAAGCGTTGAATTCTTGGTTCAACTGGCTCCATACCTTGCGACCGTAGATTGCTTGGTAGGTTCCAGCAGTTGAGGAAAGCATTGGTGAGTCAGCCTTCAGTAGTTCACTACCACTGTAGGTGTATCCCATTGCATTCCCAGCGCCATAGTAGTAGCGCTCCATGTCTGTAACTGTTCTAACGTAGTTTCGTGCCATTTTTCATCATCTCCTTTTTTTAATTCAATTCCTGTTCACTCAGTGAACAATCCTCCTGCGAGGCGGTGAACTTCTTCCCAAGTCATGTTAGCGAGGTCAGCCGTTGAAGGAACCTCGATGGAGGGATTGTCTGCCTTTGCAATGGTTGAGGATTCAACCGATGAACCGATGTTGTCAATGCGCTCATTAAGAGCGTCAAGAGCCTTCATGACCTCACTGAGAGGAGCACGGGCGTCGAAATTCTGAGCCTGAGCCTTAGTGATTTCAGCAGTGCGCTCATGGGTGTATCGAGCCTCGAAGTTACCATGAAGAGCCTTGCGAAGTTCTTCTTCCTGCTTTGCGGCCTTGAAGACCTCGTATGCGTGTTCAGCAGATGCTGCGTCAACAGAGGTTAGGAATTCTCCCTTTTGGACCCTCTTGCTCCCACCGGAAAGACCTGCGCGGGATATAGCGTTAGTAGAAGGTGAACCATTTTCCTGCTCACGGTTCTTTGTCTGACCGTATTCTAAGTCAACGGATTCAGGAGTAGAGCCAAGGTTAGCCTTAGCGACACCGTCAAAGTGCGCACGAGCGCCCATAGTGTCTACTCCAGCGGACTTGAGTGTGTCTTCCATCCAGTTGAGGTATTCAGCAGTTATTACATCAGAGAACTCGGACTTTTCCTTGTCGTCCTTGTCTTCCTTCTCTTCCTTCTCTTCCTTCTCGTCCGTGGACTCATCTTTCGACTCGCCCTTGGACTCCTTCTGATGAGCAGCGAGTGCCGGTGGCAACTCACCCTTCTCCATCGAGTCCAATCGTCCTTCTAGGCGTTCGAGAACGCTGTTCATTTGTTCCATTACATCATCGGTCATTTTTTTCATCTCCGTTTTTGTTTTATCTTCTTTCAATATCTTGAATGTTGCTTCCGGGTTTATTCCTTTTTCGCAGATTGTGATTTCGTGTAGTTCCAGTTTGCTGATTTCTTGGTATGAGCCGTGAGTATTATCGCTCTTGTTTACGCGTTTGAATGCTTGTCCTCCAATACTGAATCCTGTGAGATTTCCTTTTCTGACTTCGGCTGCGACTTCTCGTGCCTTTTCAATGTCATTTCTCAGTTGGACTACGACGAACATTCCGGCGTCATCAACTTCGCTTTTCCACATCCTCCCTTCTGTGTCTGTATAATTTGGTATTACTTCTCCAACTTGAATATTTGAGTGTGCGAGTTGAACATTGCGATATTTCGGTTCCGTCATAAACTTCTTGAAGGCATCCTTCAAAGCCGAGCGCGTTATCAAATCTCCCTGCTTATCGACCAGTTCAACGGAGGCATAGCCTGCGACCACGAGGTCTGAACTCCCCTTGAGGAGTGAAAGACCACTGAGTCGTTCCGGTTGTCGAAGCACACATCTCACCACTCGTTGTTCATATATATTAATAAAACGGCATCAAGGCCCTGCGTCTCCGACTTCAATTTCGTCATACTGCTCAGCATTTTTAATCTTCTTTGCAGCGCCCGGATATTCCTCTTCAGGGTCTTCTGTAGGGCGTTCCAACATGTCCCAATCAGGCATAGATTGTTCAGATGTGAGGCGTGTTGGGCCGCGTGGGGACTCTACCCCGTCACCAAAGATACCAAGGCCCTGAGCACCCGTTCGACCACTCATCTTCTCTTTCTCAATACGGTCTGCGAGGTCTGCTATACGAAGAAGTGTCTTTGCCATGACTTCCGCTTTCTGAGGTTTGAGGATATTCGCATCATCATCAGCATCAATAATACCACCCGATTCTTTTTCTGATGCCTCACGATGCTTAGGATTAGTCATAGTGCGAACCTTACCTGCTTCTGGAAGTTCAGTGCGATGTTCAAGAGTATTCAAATTCATTTTTACCATCAAAGCAATCGCCTCAGACCATAGTGGACGAACACTTTCTGCCAGCAAAGTAGGATATTCTGATTTCATCAGTTCTCCAAGTGAGGATACAGGACTGTGAACCCAACGACCAGCACGGTGCTGTTCCATCTTGTAGATGACATCATCCAACTCAGGGAACGATAAGATAACGCGCTCATCTTCAATTTTCATTGAATACTCCACAGGAATGACAGGATAGGACTTTGTGAGAAGAGAAAGTGTCTCAAGGCTAGAAGCGCCTTCTTCACTTTCACCTCTAATCTTAGTAGGTGTCACTGTATAGATAGTAGCGCCGCTACGCTTGTGAGAACGAACACCAGAGACACCAACACTAACGATTTCACCTTCTTCAAACGCCTTTGGACTTCGCACTGTTCCAACATCAAGGTAAGATTCTCCCTCATATTCGACACCGCGATTACCAAAACCTTCTGCATCAAGAGGGCCAGCGCCAAGACGATATGTGTATGGTCCCTTTCCACGAGCATCGAGGATAATTAACGGGATATTCTTATCACGACGTAGAACAAACCACTTCGGATGACGACGCTCCCCACGCATGTATGTAGAAGTAGCATCACGAAGTAGGACTTGAGGATGGGATTCCACCATGTCCTTCACAGCATTATCTAATCCTTCATGGTCAGTCAAACGGAAGTTATGAGGACCGGGAACAAGAACGGTTTCATGACTATCGAATTGTCCACGAAGAACCTTTAGACGCTCACGCACATCCATGTCAGCGACATTTGTGCCATCATATTCTATGATGTCAATAATATGAATCTCCTTATCCGCTCTTAGAGCGTCAACCATGAAATTATTCTCCCCAATCTTACGGAAATATTTTCTTTCTTCTTCGCTAAGAGTTACAGATTCACCGTTTTCGTCATAGGCCGAAACACGACTACTCTTACGTTGAACAATCATACGTTGACCGTTTGGGAATGAAGACACGGCCCATTCACCACTAAAACCACGTAGAGCGTCAAAATCTTTGATAGAGAAGATACGATGCATAGGTAAAATAGGAGGAGGTTTACCCTCACTTGCTTTGAGAAGCACATCAGGATTCATTAGAATTGCTAGAGTGTCATCTTCACTCAAAGCGATATTTTCAGGATTATCGTTATGAGTTACACCCATGTTGTTGGGAACTAGCGCTGGTATATTTTCCTCAGGGTGTGCATACCCAGTTTGCATAATCTCTTTGTGAAAATCTTCACCTAACACTTCATTCATGAAAGGCATAGACGGCGTCGCGGCACGGCGGGACTGCCCTGCTGTTGCAGTGCCAAAAACGGGTTGACCTGTGTGAAACTCAAATCCTCCTGAACCATCCAAATATTGCCTACCTGAATCTAACATACCAGCGAAATATGCATCTTGAATCCCTTCTCCACTCGTGGACCAAGCGGGAGTAATTTTTCGCCCTGTAGAAAATTGACCTTGTTGAACCATTTGGTCAGGAGTAATTTCAGGATTCTGAATATTATTCAAAGTAGGCTCGTCGAGAGAGACACTAAAGACATCATGTATACGTGACTTTAGATGATTGAAATAACTCTGTTTATACGTGTTTCCAGTGGCTCCAAATTGATTCTTTTTTCTGCCATATTTGGCCATGTCTGTAAACGGAATTTTTTCAACACCATACATTTCTTTCTCAGCATTAAAAGTTGGATTATGTAATATTCTCAGATTCGATAAAGCAGCATTGATGGGGCCGAAAACTACTTTGTGGTCTTTTTTCCTTAGACCTCGAACATTTTCATCGTAGAATCTTTGCAGTTCATCATGATGGTTTTCTACTCCTTCATGTATTTGAGGCACACCGGGAATAGCACCGGAGGCAAGAATATCTCCATGGTTCATTGCGAAGAATATTTTACCATCATTCGCCGCTTTTGTCGCTTGGTTAAGAACACGTGACGCAACCTCACGATGAATCTCATCATCAGGAAAACCAAGAGTTTCAAGAACGCGCTCATGTGAAAAATCAGGCTCAATCCTCTTTTGCGATGCCATAAGTAATTTCGCTAACTCAGAGTGAGGAGATACAATATTTTCTCCACTACTCATTATCCCACTTGCTGATTTAGCAAGAACTTCGTCTACATCATATCCATACGTCGTTAAACCATGTGCTTCATGAGGTAAGGAGAGTAACGCTCGTTGTGCATCTTGGAGAAGTCCTGCCGCGTTAGACATTGCTTTACTAGGATTAGAAGTATCAAAGGCCGTAGGGTCTGCTTCCAACATCATTGGGCGTAGAATCTTCGCCATGTCGAAAATTGCTTTATTGTCAGCACCTCGTTTTGCTTCCACAGTTTTAAAAGAATCTTTAGGTGGAGATTTTCCTTTACCTCGTTTTGTTGTTAAATTATCATATTTGTGTTCTAACTGAGATAATTCCGTTACTAACGCTTGTTTTTCCTCCCCATCTTTAACGGACTCAATGCGTTCTACTATGGAGTTCATCTTATCTTCAACTTCTCTCGCTTCCGCTGAAAAATTAGCGATATCAACTTTTTTACCCGTAAGACCCTGCTGCTGAGCGAATATGGCTGAGTTCCCATAACTCACAGCATGCCTTCCCGATTTTATATCCCCACGGTTAAGTAATGATTTTTTACTCGGTGCATGAGGGGGAGAAATATGTCCAAAAGATGTTTTACGAGCATGTGCGTTTTGCCAGTTATTCTTTGTTTGAGTTGCTACCCCGCCTTTACCACCGACTGCTGTAAGAGGCTCAGTGTGAAAGTATCCTCGGTCCCATAGTTTTGGACCTTTAACGCTCATGTTCTGCTGTCCATATTTTTCTTTTCGCTCAGCGTCAGATAACCCAGCGGATGTTTTATACCAACTCTTAGAAAAAACCGACCTGCTTGGACCGGTGTCATTTTTTAAGTGTCTAGGGTTACCGTCTATTTCTTGTTGTGGACTTGCTACTTCCCACATGCTTTGCGACCCATGAGCACCGTTTAATTCGTGGTTGTGCTTATCACTAAGCACCGGCATATAAGACCCAAAAAGACCAATTGTTTCAGGGTTAGGTTCAAACATACCATTAGAAGCAATTCTTCCAATCAACGAAAAACCATTTTCGTCCTTTGGAAGTGTCTGATGTTTAATCTCCAATAAAGACAAGGGGCTTCTCCCTCTTCCTCCCTGTTCTTGAAACGCCCTCGCGAAAGGAGCAGACAAACCCACTGCATGCCCATCAGCGCCCCTCATCCAAGCATCTTGTAAATCAGGGTCAATATCTTCAAATTTTGGACCATTTATACCGAGGCGATGAACAGCCAATCCATTGCGAATATCCTTATTGTTGAATGCCAAAGCGCCCATTTCAGTGGCTAATTTCATAACCTCATTCATTGTATCTTCAGAAAGAAACGGTTGCTCAAAATCAGGAAACAAAGGATGAGCGCCGGGTTCATGTGGTGTTTCTGAATTACCATCATACCCAACCATATTCAGTAATTGGTTATGATTAGAAAACTCACTTCTACTATTTTCTCTTCTCAAAATATGTCGGATAGCGTCTCCAGTATTATCAACAATACCACCATCAACCATTTTCTGTGCTTCTTTGTTGTAACCATCAAAGCGACTCATGTCAGGTAACTCAGTGAGATGTATTCTATTTCCGTATTCATCTTCTTCGTCTCCACCATAGAGATGATTGTTAATCCCATCAAGAAGATGCTCAGCAGCACTACGTCCATCTTCCATTTCATGAGAGAAAAGAGCAGGAATCATGTGCATTCCTGCCGCCATTTGCACTGCGTCTGTGTGGTCATCGACGCTTTCAACATGCGCATTTGTGTTCGGTCCAGTCATGTGTGTAGAACGACCGTAGTGTAAAAACTCAGGAGTGAATCTTTGTTTCATATTTCTTTTAATGCGCCCCATTGAAAGTTTCTGTCCATCACCAATGTCGATGGTCTGAGCATCCTTAGAATCACTTCCTTTTTCATGAAGATGTCTCATGACAAGATGACGTTGTTCTGGTGTTAAGAACTCAAGACCGAGTAGATATCCCATGTGCCCAAGGCTTCCACGAACATCATAACCTGCCATGTCTTTTTCACTAAGGTCATATATTTCAGTGCCCTTTGCATAATCAGCCATTGAGAAATTGATATTTTTATCCTCATTCATCCAACCTTCTGCCGCATCATCGAAATGCATCTCTCTAAGAGTGGACTCAGGGTCTGTATTGTTATTTGTAATCTCATTAACAATCTCTGGATTGGCTCTCCTCCAGTTTTGGTAATTGTTCTCATAGATATCATGAATGTGTGAAATTGTTTTATTTTGATTCAAGGGGCCGAGATATGGATAGTGTTCTCTTTCATCCTTAGATATACCATTTACTAAACCATGCTCTTTTTTTGCATGATAATTATGCTCAGCATTCTCGTGTCCCTTGTAACGCTCTGCTAGTGTTCTACCTTCTGCATCTTTTTCAAGATAAAAATCACGTAGTGTCTCCAGCCATTCAGGTCTATTAGTTCCATGATTCTTTCTCAAAAGAGGATGAATATCTTCGTGCATTGGGTGTAACTCACCACCATGAGTGCCTGACGCATCAAAAGGAGCGCTCGCCCATAAAGCATGAGAGTCCTCTAAACTGTGTTGATTATACCTACCTAACCAACCATGCTTAGGCACAATAAACTCAGCACCACGACGGAAACGGAATTTACTTTCTTTCGCATCGCCTTCTTCTTTCTTTTTCCCTTCAGCAGACAACTCAATCTCTCTAATTTTGTCAGAGATTTGGAACCTTTCTTCTGAGAAGGGTGGTAAATCTTGTTCTTCCGCACGAAGAGCCTCAATTTGCGCTAATTGTTCATCAGACAGTTCCTTACGAACAACATAGTCACACAACAAATCATCTGTTGTCTTCTCTATCACATACCCATGACGCTCAAGATTAATTTGAGCAGTAACGTAGTTACCAACACTAAGGTCGTAATCTGCGCCATCAAGAATTGACTTTAGCAACTCGCCTCTTGAGCGAATGTAAATGTCAACAGCATCTTCGCGCACACTTCGTCACCCTCAGTAGATACTACGGCTAGGGTCGGAAGGGTCATGGCGCATTTCATATCCACCAGTATCAAATCCAGTGCCTTGAAGACCATCGCAAGATGCAATACCGTATTGACAACCAGTAAATTGATTACCACCACATTCCCGACAAATTCCTTTTTCAACCATATCTTTAGCCTTACTAAGAATACCATCAACGACTTGACGGTCAGAGCCACCACCCTCATGTGGATTTAACTTACCACCAAGGGATTCTAAGTTAAATGCCTCCGATGTTGCGCCTTTGTTAGTAACATCTTCAGCATCTAATAGGTGTTGATTTGTAGTGTAGTGAGCGTTACGAGTTTGCCCACCACTTTCAGCAGCGAACATTACATCCTGTGGTTTGGTATCGAAAGAAATTTGAAAGTTCGGTTGACTACCCCCTTCGGCGGACTTTGAAATATCAGGACAACATTCAGCCTGTGGTTTTCCACTTCCACAAGGACACATTCCATCGGCCTTGTATTCAGCGGACTTCTCCAACTTATCGGCTTTCTCAAGAAGACGCTGAGCGCGCTCAAGTTGTGAGATTGCTTCGTTACTTGCTAGAGAAGGAATTGGCTTCATATTCATACCTCTGTGGTTTTTGCTTGGTCGGCCATATCGTGTATTTCCTCCCAACTCATAAGATGAATTTCTTCATTTGTAAATGAATCATTGGCTTTGAGCAAGACACCTTCGTCAGAGCGAAACACATCTGTCTCTACATCCTCACTCAAAGGAGTCATGGTAGCGACAAAACCAGCCTTACGAAGAAGTGCAGTTGGGTCATTAACGGCTTTACGAAGCATAGCGTTTTCTCGCTTTAGAGATTGGAGGTCGGAGTCCATGCTCTCCATCTTGGAGATAAGAGTCGTCATAAGACGCTCAGTTGCTGAAACTTCTTCCTCCATTTAATCATCTCACTGAGGGGTGTATCTTCCAAAGGTGCCATGGTGTGGTCGCATACCCGTATGAGTTCGTGCTGGAATAACAGTTCCGGGTAGAACACGGTCACGAGAAGCAGTGTCAAACTTTTGTCCACTTTCGTTCATCTTACGAACCATAACTGGTTCAAGAGTAAAACCGATATCTTCTGCTTTAGCAATATGACCAGAAACATCATGAGAAAGATACTCAGCAAATTTGAGAACTTCTGTAATGTGGTCACGAGCAGCATTCGCATTTCCGTCTTCAAGAGCCTTCGTAAAAGCCTCGCTATGGACCATCATTTTTCGAGCCAAAGGATTCATCTTCTGTAAGTCCATTCGTGCACCACTGTCCTTTCGTAAGTCCTGTCCATTAAAAGAGGTTATGCTCCACGAGGTCTTCGCGAGTCAATCAAAGCATTAGAGTTTTTTTGCTGAAGAGTTTCTGGTGGACCGCGTTGCTGAACGCTTGTTATAGGAGAGCCAGCGCCGGGTGAACCACGTTGCTGTGGCCTTGCTGGACTTCTAGGTGTTCTTATCCCCATACCTTCACCACCGGGTTGCGACGGCGGTATAGGCGGCATTGGCATACCTCCTCCACGGGGTGCACTACTTCTCATCGGCATCCCTCCACCCTGAGGCATCGGCATCCCTCCACCCTGAGGCATCGGCATCCCTCCACCGGGAGGCATCCCTCCACCCTGAGGAGGTGCTTGCTCTTGCGCTTGCTCTTGCTTACGATAAACGAATCTAATGTCTCGGTCACCTTCTTCCATTAGTTCAGGTTGATAACCTAACATTTGCATTCTCTGTGCCAAGTTGACTTCCATTTCATCGCGTCGAAGACGGGTGATTTCATCCTCTTCTTCATTGGGATAAAGAGTTAATTTCCAATCACTAACATCCATTTGTCGTAGCATTCGTGGGAATAATGTCTCAGTGTAGACCTTTTGACCAAACTCAACAGCACGATTTGTCACAAGAATTTGCATACCTTCGTTATTGAGGCCACCGGACTTACCATTGTCAATCATGAAAATACTAGAAACACCATAGTAAGCCGCAATACGATTTCGTATTTCATCACGAACAGCGATGTATTGCATCTCTTCAAGTGTATCCATGAACTTAACCCAATTCACACCACCACGGCCACTGGAGGATTCGATTCCAACTTTAGGAACATAATGAGGGTCACGTTCCATCTTTTCATCAACGGACTTCCAAAACGATTTCATTGACTCAAGGTTATCCGTCGTTACGGAAATGATACCTTTCGGAGTTCGACGTTTCTGATATGCAGTATAGATATAATTATCCATCGCTGTGAGGCTCATTGCTTGACGCCACATTGTATTAACAGGACTACGACCATACAATTTAGATGGATTATACTTACTAATATGTATAATCTCACCCTTAGTATAGTATTGATTTTTCCCTGACCCAGCCATGTTTACATAATGAGCATCAACAAGTTTTGACCCACACACTTGACAAGCGTTTTCTTGACCGGGGTAAGCCACTTGGTCGCGATGTATTCTGCAAATCTTGTATCGACCGCCACGAACACCACGCTTATCCGCGATAATTCGCATGAAGATGGGGTCACCACGAATGATTTCTTTCACACGGAAAAATTGAACATCACCCGTATCAACATCCACATAATATTCCTTAACAAGAATAAGGAATGCATCATCAACAATATTCAAATCATTCTCAATCTCAGAAAGCACTTGCATAAAGGTCTGTTCCATAGAGTTTTCTTGATTCAAAAGCCACTTCGGGTAAATCACTTGCTCAGGGTCAGGGTCACGAACTTGACCTCCACATGCATTACAAGATTCAATTTCATGTTGAAATTCTTCATTACATTCTACACATTTCTTGCGGAACTTCTTTTCCCAATGATAACCACGTCGGAAAACTTCCTGATTCAGTTTAGATTGGACAGTTCGGAGAATGAGATTTTCATGACTCACTGCATACAAAGCAGGAAGTGTAATTCCTTGTGCAAGAACAGGCTCCTGTATACCAGTGGTATACAGAGGCATCTGTGGCTGAGGCGTAGTGCGCCGTCGGAAAGGACTTGCAAGAGCCGATAAGAAGCGACTAACCGGTCCTTGTTCATCGTCTTCTGCCATTATAATCCCTCCGCGTATTTCCCAATTGTATCTGCATCAACACCCCAAGAAGACAAGAGTTCCACAGATTTTTTCTCATCGTCTTCCCAGTTTTTGAACCTCACGAGGCGCTTCAACTCTTCCTTCCGAGTCCTATCCTTCTCATCAATATATGCTAAAACTGCCTTTGCTTGAGTAGATTTCATTTTCAAATGAGGTAAAACGCCAGTGAGGAACTTACGAAGGTCTGCTTTAGAATAGAATTGAAGGCGATGTTGACTGCGTTTTGAATTCTTATGGACCTTATTGTTTAATTGCAAAATACCACAATCAAGAGTTTTGTAAAGGTCTTCACAATGAATACGACCACGCTCACCAGTCGCAATCATACCAGCACGAGGCTCTCCTCTTTCAGTAATGGTAATGTAACCATCAGCATCAAGGAAACCTGCCCCATAAGCCCATGAATCTTTCAGAACAAGACCATCATGAGTTACTCTCACATAAGTGCCTCTTTCCCCTCCCTTCATGATATCGTATTCTTCACCATAAAGTGAGATAAGACGAGCCAATTTCTTATCGGTGTATGCCTTATGGATGATGCCTTCTTCACTAAGATTATCCATAATGTCTACAGCGCGCATCGGCCCTTTGTGTAGTAATTCTTCAGAGGCAAACTCAAGGTAATCTTGTTCTTTCTTAGTTAATTTGTCAGATTGGAAAAGCGCAGTTCTCCACATTTTACGAGCATCAGTTCTATCACGCATAGCAGATGCCCAAGCGCGTTGCTCTTCTTCACCCCATACATCTTCATGCTCATCTAACATCTTGAGTGTCGTATCAGCCTTGTCCCAAAGAAGACATGCTTTTTGAAGAGATACCGCTCTTGACTCACCGAATTGACGAAGATGTTTCAATGACCTATCAGATAAACCAAGATTTTTGATTGAACTTTCATGTTCATGCCCCCATGAAAGATTACGAATTGTCATCTCTGTTTCAATTGACTTAATTGTGCGAATATCATCAATAAACGCATCAATCTCACCGACATTATCTTTGTTGTGTCGGCGTGCTTTACGAAGTCGTTTTACAAGATTACCAGCAGAGCAACCCATCTTAGCCTCAAACCAACCATCACCATTCGGTGGAAATTGGTAGGACTTGCTGAAAGTATTGATTTTCAATTCCTGCTCGATAGAGGCGGGTGACTCATCTATCACTAATGACCCCCACATACTTTGACCTCACAAGTGACCTCTACTTAACACCCACCATCTTCACAATGGTTGGCTTGCCACCTACGCCTTGTCATGCAAGCATCTCCGGTGTTGTAGAAGCAGTAGGTGTCGGTGGAATCATGGTTGCTTGCCGCACGGCAACAGGAGTATTCATATAATTTTCAAATCTTTGTCCAAGGCGAGCCATTTTTCCTGTGGGTCGTGAAGTCATGTTTGGTCGAATGCGGTTTTCAGTGGGTTGAAACTCAAACGCATCCGGCATTTGCCTTAGTCGACCTTGTAATGTGCGAATCGTATTCATGAGTAAAGGGCGGTCAGCAGCAATGTGACCGCCGGAAATGTAATTTTCAGGTATTGAATAACCATCATCTGTTTGGAATTTAGATGCAAATGAACTGGCCTCACGTTCCGTCATTGGGAATGGTAAATTACCACTTTGATAAGAGCGTGGGTCAGTAAAAACTTCGGAGGAAGGATTGGTGAACTGACCTCTGAGATAAGGAGCCATCATGTCTCCCATTGTCGCATTTGGATTACTTTGAAGAAACTGAGTCACAGCATCATAGTTCATCTCTGTAGGTAAGTGGTCATAACCTATTTGAGCACGGGGGCTTCCGCCCATTTTCAGAAGATACCATGACACTTCAAATGGACTCATCTTAATCACCTGTAATTTTGCCTTCCACACTCAGCACATTCACCAATACCATATGGATTGAAATTAACAGCATAAGTTCCGCAGAATTTACAGCGCCCCATACCGCTTCTACTTTCATCAGCGGGGTCAATAGGAGTATTTTTCAACAAACGCCAAGCCAAATCTATAGGAGCACCTCTTTGGATTATACCCTCACCGCGTCTTTGTTGCACTGCGGTTTTCATTGGTTTCTGTATCCACTTACGATAATCTACATTAGGATTGTGCATGCGACCAACTTGACGAAGTTCTTGCCGTTCACCATCTTGATATCTGATTTTATTTTCATCCGTGCCTTGAGGTGCTGGATTAAGCAACATATCTAATGATAATGGGGCATCTACCCACTCATGTTGTGGAATCAAAAATGGTTGAGCAAGGTAATTAGGATTAGTAATATCTTGTAACGGTGAGTGTTTTGAACCATGCAAAGAATGGAGCCTCGGTCTAATATTAGGAGAATCTCCTTGAACACCTTGGAGGCGATTTAACTCTCTTTCCTCAGGGTCAAGACGAAGTTCCATATGAGGGTCTTCAAAGGGTATTCCCGGCTCAAGGCCACCTGCTATGTCTGTGTGAAGGTCATCTACCATCATTCTTCGATTGTAACCTGTCGCTGGATTTTCTACTTGAGGAGTTATCCCAAATGCTTCATCAGGTAATCTATCATAAAGAAATCTCGCTTTAGCATCGTCGTTATCACGTGTTTGTGCTTTCTTCTTCGTATCAGGGTCAGCCTCTCGCTCAGGTTTCTTCCCACCCGGTTTACCAACCGAGATAACAACGACCATACCCTTAGGTTTCTTTCCAACTTTTTCTTCTTTCATGGTATCATCCATCCATCTTTCTTACGAGGTTTACCCGTTATCCATTCATCGAAACCGGGCATATAATCATCAAGCATAACAACACTTCCACGGAATTCTTTAGTTGCCCAGTTCGCCAACGCAAGTGACATAGCCAAGTCGTCGTGCGTGCCTACGGACTCAAGCCTTCCGCTCTTCTGCATTCCGAAGCGATTGAGTTCTTCTTCCAACTTATGAGTAAAACGACGAGAGCGGTCGTCGCCATACGGTGTCTTGATTTGCCCTTGCTCAAATGCAAGAAGAAGCGACATGAATAGGCTTTCTTTCTTCGTGCGCGTAGTCATGAAAGTGCGAATTGGAATGTCTTGCCGAATGTCTTGTAACTCCATAGCAAACATTCGCTGGAAGTTGTTACCCTCAAGTTCGATGAGGTCAGGTTGGAACTTGTTATTGAGAATGATAATCTGACGCTTCTGCGCCATAGACGACATACCCTTCTCGTGAACAATACCAACAATCTGTTTAATGTCTTCATCAGGGATTGTTCGCATTACAGTCATAGCGGTAAAGTCAGCGTTCTTGTCAGATGCAATCGCTGTATCCCAGCCAATGAAATGTTGACCGAATACACCAATGTCTTCTCCTTCTTCGTTGAAATCACGCTCTGCGTGGTCGAGGATTTTGAGGTCATGGTCACGTGCTTTCTCAAGTAGTTCCATCGGGAACATACTCGCAACGTCGTGAATCGGCTCACAGAGATATTCACGAGTAAACTGAATCGCTGGCATGGACATTCGACGTTGGTCAAGTGCTTCCAAACTCCAACGCTCAGGCCACAGTGCTTCGCCTTCTTTGTCGATGGCTGGATATGTTTCAACTTGGAATGTCTCGGTCTTTTCCAACTGAGCATAGAGGTCGTTGTAACTAAACGGCGTTCCCACCATCATCAAACGACCCGTATGGTGAAGAACTGGAAGCAATACACCATAGAACCAATCAGCAGCACGTTGCAATTCAGAACCAGTTGTGCCCCAAAGAATATCGTCACATAGAACAATGTCAGGGTGGAAACCACGAGTTCCTCCACCGACCGACTTAGCCATGATACGACTACCGTTGGTGAACTCAAAGTAGGTCTTTCGCCATGGAATACCACCCGGCTTCAATTCTTGAAGGCAAGGTGATGTGTCGATGTTACCACGAATGAAACGCATGTGTTCCAGTGTCTGCTCCAACGAGTGACTGAAAATCATGATGTGTTTACCCGGATTGAAAGCAGCGAGCCACAGAGCATATGACATGAAGAAAACAGATTTACCATGGTCACGAGACGCTTTTACACAATAGTAGCGATTGTCTGTAAGACCTTTGTCCCACATACCGTGATGGTAGGCATAATCGAAGCCGAGAACTGTTTCAAAGAAATACTTGAACGAGCGAGCGGACATCTTCTTGTCCATCTCGATAACGAGTTCCTTCATCTCGGCTTCGCGCTTTTCCATTTAATCACGCTCCGTGAGGTTTGCTTACAGTGGAACTACTGGCGGCTGCTGCATTTTGCCCTGCTATTACTTGCTCTGTAAAAGCATCTAACATGTTAGAGTTAGGTGCGGCGGGAGTTGGTGCGGCGGGAGTTGGTGCGGCGGGAGTTGGTGCGGCAGGTTGTGTAAATTGGTCATATGTGGTTTGACCAATAGGTGTAGGTGTAGGTGGAGGACCAGTAGGTCCAGCGACTGGAGGGGCGAATTTGCCATCATATAAATTAGTTTGACTAGCAGGTTGAGCAACAGGAACTGGGGCAGTAGGTGGAGGACCAATAGGTCCAGCGACTGGAGGCGTAACAAGAACTGGTGCTGCTGGTGGTTTTTCTATAGGACTAAACAAAGAAGGAAGCCTTGGAAGACCTTGCCTACGAAGCCTTTCATTTGCGTGACTTCGTGCATCTGCTTCACCCATAAATTGTCTTTGTTGGAAACTCGTAGGTGCTGTATGAGTAAAAGGAGTTTCACCTAGATACGACGGTCCGGTGCGAGCGAGTGGATAACGAGGAGGAGGGGGTCCAGTAGGCCCAGCAACAGTCGGCTCAGCAGGTCGCATGCGTTCTCTAACACTTTGAGCAAAATCTTGACCTTGGTTTTTCACACCTTGAGCAATTTTTTGTCCTTGGACTTTTACACCTTGAGCAATTTTTTGTCCTTGGTCTTTTACTTGTCCACCACGGACAGCGACTCTACTTCCAACCTCGCCTCCAATATTCTGAGCAGTCGGTGCAACTGTTCCGTAACTCGTCATACCTTGAAGAGCAGAACCACCGAGAGCACTCGGTAAATCTTGACCCGAAGCACCTGCTCGATTTAATGCAAGAAGAGCCTGAAGCCCACCATAGGCACCAGCAAGCCCAGCACCAACAGTTCGCCCTGTTGTCCCACCTAATCCACCACGACTGTATGCCGTTGCTTCTTGACCGGGTTGAGCACGTTGTGCTGCTTGAAGTCCATACTGCTCTTTGTATGTTTGTGGTTGTGCCTCTTCTATTGTCGATTCATACAATGGGGCATCCATTTGTTCCATTCTTTGAGCGGCTTGTGCTTCACTAAACTGAACAGGGTCAATTGCGCTTTGCTCAGTAAGTGGCACTCTTTTACTACGAATATCTTGTAATTTTTGTGTTGCTTTCTCACCTGCTGTTTGAGCATCACGCATTTCTTCATAACTACGACCACCACGAAGTGGCATTTGTTCTCTTTTTCCTCTATTACCTATGGGTAATGTTTGAACAAAACGAGCGCCCTCACCCGGTGTCATTTGGATTTCACCTTCGACTTGCTTTCGCAAAACACCGACAAAATTATCCTGCTTTCGCAAAACACCGACATCTTTCATTCAGACACCTCCGATGCTTACTTTGATGACCTTCACAACATTGTCAGAAACATTAAGACGCTTTGCAATACGATTCCAATCACCTGTTTGGTGTGCAATAGAGCGAACATCAAGTGGAGTTAGACCTACCATTTTAGCAAGGTGGCTCACACCGTGATTGTCAGCGATATTAACTGGACGAGTAAGGGCATGTTTCATGACCATGTCGTCACCCATCGCATCATCTCGTTGCATGGTTTCCATTGCCTTCAATAAACGGTCAGCCTCAGGGAGTGACTCGTCAAGGCTTCTCAAATATTGTTCAATCAACTGCTGGCGAGGGTCACCGAATGTTTGTTGGAATTGTTGTTCTTGAGGGGTAAGTTCACCGACACCGGGTCGAGGACCAATACCACTTGCTTGCATAAACTGACGAAGTTGCTGAGGCTCATAGCCACCAACATCACGACGAACGCGCACAAGTTCAGGCGGCTGTGCTCGGTTTGGCCCACGAGCCAAACGACGTTGGAACTCTTCTTGCATAGTGGAAGGACGTTGTTGCCTAAATCTAGGGTCGTCCAATCTCGTTTGAGGAGAAGGTGCCGCCCTTGTAGGAGGTTGGGGGGTCGCCAGCGGAGGAGGGCTGGCCTCTCTCGACGGGGACGGCGCCGCCGAAGGAGTGGGTGGTGTGCGCTCACGGGGTGGTCCCGAAGCCATTGGGGGCATAGAAAGGTCCGTGGAAAACGGAATGTGAGGAGGGAGTCGGTCAATAAGAGCATCAGGTTCTGGATAACCTTGAACACGACTTGACCTAAGTGCACCAGTTGGAATATCTTCAGGAACAGGACGGCGAGTTTGATGACCTTGTGATTCTGAAATAAGGTCGCCTATTGCTTCAACTGCTTGTCTTCTTGCATCAGCAGTTTCCGCACTTCCCGTATCAACACCAAATGACTGAAGCACATCTTCGTCAGGATGGTAATGACGCATGGCACTCGGCCCTTCTTCATGAGGCCCACCAAGCATTACTTTTGTGAAGAAATTAGCAGCGTTTGTGTGTGTGCCTTTTCCACTGGTTCCTGCTTTTGAACCATCAGGCATTCGCATGTGTGGCCCAGCGGTTACGTGTGATTTAGCATCATCAAAGTTGTCTCCGCCAAATTGTTCCAAAAGATGTTGGAACATACGCGAAGAAGGAGTTGGGCGAGAGCCACCAGCCTTTACTCTTCCAAACATAAAATGAAATGCTGGAGTTCTTGCTAATTCTTTTACAAGATTTTGCCTCATGGTTGGGTCACGAAGTGCAGTGCGTAAAGGCTGCATGTTGTAATCTGTCCCACCAGCAGTTTGAGCCGTATTGATTGGAACCATCACATCAGGTATTTTGTTAGGGTCGATTGACCCCATAGCCATCTCAATATGTTGCATGGCACTACCCATATCAGAACTCGTAGGTTGACGATTTAACTTGTAATGAAACATATCAGGAAGATGGTGAGCGACTTCCCAAGATTGAATACGTTGATGAGGAGCATCATGTCTATCGTCAAGATGCATATCAGGAAGTTGCCCTTTGTCCCCTATTCGGTCACCACCATAACCTTTGATTCTCTTTCCACGACGAGCGCCGCTATCGAGGTCATCAATAGAAATGTAATTGCGAGAAAGCCACTCTTCTTGTGCATATTGCTGAAGACCAAGGGTATGGAGCATAATTTCTTGAAGTTCTTGATTGTAAGGCACGGAATATGACTCAACAAAATGCCCAATCTTGGCCCGGTCTTCACCGCGATTAGTGAAACCAGTTATCAGTTTTCCATCAGAATTTCTATTAGGTCTTCCTGACGCACTTTTTCCAGTCCAAGAAGCAGTATTGATTTTTCTCCACTCAGGGCTATCTACATCAGGAAGCGCATGAAAATTATTTTCGCTATGGTGTTTTCTGTTATGCTCAGTAATTGAACGTTGAAGGATATTATCAGGAGTTAATTTACCCAGTTCAGGATGTTCTTTACCAAGCATACCGCTCTCTTCAAGCGCTTTTCCGATTTGATGCCATACACCATCATGGCCGTGAAAGTGGTCAAAATCTCCATCATGCCAAGCAGTTTCACCGTATTTACCACGACGGAATTTACCGGGAAGTAACTCACCCATACCGGGATGACCACTGGCATGAGGTGCTGCGGCTCCAAGATGAGCAAACGCAGGTGCATCAATTCCATCGGGACCAATACCAAAAGCCTCAGGTGGAGGCGCAGTTAGAAGATGAGGGACTCCGTTATGATACGCATAGACACCATCACCCTTGATGATGAGTGACTTACGCACCATGATGTAACTCATGCTCGGTTTCCTCCTCGACCAACTATGCCTCCGATTGGGTCGAGGCCCCAAGTGCGAGCATCATTCTCATCTTCGGTTGCGCCCTCAGGACGAGTAGTTTGTTTTGGATTGTTGCCGGGATATTTTGGTAATGTCGATGCTGCACCAGCAGTATCAGGCTCTCCCATACCCTTCCTCTTACTATCGCGGTCGCGACGTTTCATCATCTCTTTGAGTTGCTTGAGTTCATTTCGCATCTCAATTAGGAGATGGCGATTAGCAGCCTTCAGAATATCAGAACTAACAGGTTCATCTTCGCTCATGGTCACCATGCTGGGCATCTTTGGTTGAACAAGATGAGGTCTACGCATGGCCGGGGGCTGAATCGGTGCAATGCGATGGGGCTTGAGTCGAGGTTTAGGAACCTGCGGCATGCGAATCTGAGAAGAAGGAAGGCGCGCACCACGTTGTGGGCGGACGTTTCCAAGAATGTTTTGCTGCTCTTGGTAAGCACGATACTGATTGTATGCTTGTGGGTCTTTGGACATTGGTTGCTTGGACGCAACACCACGGTGAGACATCTCAACAGCAAGATGAGGGAGCATTAGACCTGACTTACGCCCACCTTTGATGTGTCGAGAAAGTAACTTAGCACGAGCAGATGTTCCTGAACGTCCAGTGTATCCACCACGAGGTCGCTTGAACTTACCAGTGGATGGTCGCCACTTTGCGCGTTGTTCTTTCTTGCGTTGCTTCTCGGTCTTACGCTTTGATTTCAACAACTCAGACCAAGCATGCTCCATTGGCTCGCTCATCTGAACCATTTGACCAGCGGCAGCGCCCGGACCTTTTGCTTGAGCAGCAAGGCTTGTTAGGAATCCACCAGCACCAGCAGGGATTGTTGGTTCTGATGGCGATTCACGTGGCTTAAACTCAGATTCTTCTTCAGGCATTTCTCCCGATGGTTCTTTTTCACCAAGACCCATGTGATGACGGCGGACCTTAATATGGCGAATCTTTCGGTTTTCTTTCTCCTCGGCTTCCTTTTTCTTCTGACGACGGTCAGCCTTAGCATCAACATCACGAGGGTCTTCGTATCCAGTTCGAGTGGATTCCTCTTCGTGATTCTCACGATACATGTGAGAAGATTCAGAATGAGGATTATACATCCGAGTATCAGAAGTTCGACCCATCATACCACCAGTCATTCGTTTTCACCCCCAGTAAGCACATCGAACATCTCGTAGTAATATTCTGAGATATCGCGATAAATTTTCTTAATGTTCGCATTCATTGGGAAGGCTTGACACATTTTCTCAGTCATGGCTTCAAACTCCTCAAGAACACGTGGGAGTTGCATACGAACTGGGAGAACAATAGCGGGGTCATCTTCTGTGTTTAATGTTTCAAACATCTTACCAAGTATAGGGAACATGTCAGAAGGGGAAATTTTCACATCCCCATAATGTTCAAACCGCTCTACTAAACAACGAGAATAGTCGAGTATAGCAGGGAGATGTGAAAGATTAACTTCACTTTTGATATTAACATAACCCGGATGAGTCATTTGGAGGAGGTCAGGCACAGGGACTTGAATCATTCTAAGTCCTCCACATGTCCTACTAACTTCTCACGAATACGCGCCCAAGATTCAGGACTTTCTTTTCCAAGTTCAACCTTCAAGATATTGATGGTATTGTGAATCTCCCCATTTTCAGTAGTCGGACCCCAAGTTTCCTGCATCTTCATCAAATCCTTCAAGGATTCTCTGACTTCTTTGTGCAAGGACACTGCATCCCGAACAAAGCCGTCTTCGTGAACACTTCCCTCGCCGAGCAATTCAGACAACTTATGGTTGAGAAGTTCGACATTCGACCTGAGTGCATCTACCTCGCGCCCCACTACCATCGCGACCTCAGCAACAGCCGCTCTTTGAACCATCGGTTGAAAGTGATGTTTCATATGGTGATATACAGAAGATTCAGCAACACCGACTTCTTCAGCAATAGCATCAGATTGTGAACCATCTGCGAAAAATCTCTCTTCAAACTCAGCACGTTGCGGGTGGCTACAAACCTTACATTGAGGATTAGAAGCCATATGGAATTGTCCCATGTGATTTCGATAATGACGGTCAGCCGTATTGAAACGCCATCCCATATCTTGGTCAAGTTGTTTTGGAGAGATTTCGCCCAACAGAAGTGCTTCTTCTAACTCATCGCGACTTGGATGTTGGCAAAATGGACAAGACCGCTTAGAGACACGCTCCGCTCCGGTCATGGTGCGCTTAAAGCGGCATTGGAGATAATCCTTTTCAGGGAAGGCGATAGCGACTGACTATGCCTCGGCGTCTCAAACGGATTCCCGGTGAACTCGTTCAAGCGAGTTCTGATGTCATTAAAAACAAACGAGTTACAAAAATAGAATATGCTCGGCGTCTCTCGATTTGTGATACTTGTCCGTTGCTCATGAAGAGAGCAGGGTTATGCCGCTCATGTGGTTGTGTAATGCGTATTAAAGCCGCATTACCGAGTATGGAATGTCCAAAAGGGAAATGGTCAACCACGAGTCAAACGTGAGTAAATAGTGCCCAGCATCATAGACGCACTAAATATCCCAACTAATGCTAAACTCACATCTGTAGAAGAAAGAGTTTGACCTTTGAAGAGTAACAGAGCGAAAAACACCACAATGATGCTAATAAATTGCACCATAATCATGTCTGTAATAACAGAGCGATTTGGTGCAAACACATCAATACTGGAACTCGTAAGTCCCCTCATTGGGATTTCGATAGCATCTCTTGGTGTAGGTATCATATCAATCACTTAGGTAAACCCATGAAGGAACGTGCAACACTTCCGATGCCCCCTCCGACCTTCTCCATCATCCCCTCATCAGCAAGTGCGGCTTGAAGTGCACCTCCCATCATGGATTGTTGAGACATTGCTATAATTTGCTGGCGTTGCATTTCTGCTTGTTGAACAGTTTGAGTGCTATTAGCAATCATTTGATTGAGAAGGATACCAACATTCTCAGCACTTAACGTCTTGAGATTATCAGGAAGGCTCGCTTGGTCTAACTTCATTCCGCCTTCTTCTTCATCAATTGCGAAAGTAGCATCTTTGAGAACAGTAAGAAGAGAAAGCGTCGTTGTGGCTGCTATAATCTCAACTAACATCCCTAGACCTCCATCCTTGATGAAACGATGAAGAGGATTCTGTGAAACGAGTAATGCGTTAAGTATCTCTAACTCACTAGGGGGTGCAACAGGTTGCTGCACAAATTGTTGCTGTTGTGGGGTCATCCCCATACCACCCATCATACCACCCATCATGGGATTTTGTTGCATAGCAGGTTGGGCAAAACCGAATGACTGCTGGGCACCCACAGGCGCACCTGTTGCTGAAAGATTCAATGAACCGGGTTGTGCTGGTTGATTACTGAAGCCAAACATCTACTCACCCCCAAGAGCCTGTCCCGAATCAATGTTCTGTTGTGCAACTAAATTTTGAAACGCTTGAGTAGGAGTATTTAGAGCCTCAAGTTCTGCTTGGAAAATACGAAGGTCGAAGACAATCATCGTGACATCATTTACGTTAGTCACCGGATTCTTGTAATGAAGAATACTAATGCCTTTTGTCTTACCAGCATCCCTCTCAAGTTCAGCAAAGAATGGTTCATACTTTGCAAGCATTGCTGGTTGAGGGTCTTTCTTCTTTACAGATGCAACAGGCACAGTCACAATAGAAACACCACGCTTAACCTTATCACGAAGGCGATTAGGATTCATTTCATTCTGTTTGTCTTCTTCTGTCTCCCATTTCTTCAAGAGGTGGAAAAGATGGAGGTGCTCAGGACAATAAGTGCCTCTCATTTTACTACCACTTGTGACTTTATTCTGTGCAATAAACGCCTCAGCCTGACCAGTTACAGGATTTTGCCAATACATTTCCCATAAACTACGGCCTGTATCTTCATCACATATTCGCATATAGAGATTATCATGCTTAATCAATTCACCACAATTACAACCATCCACAACACACACACCAGTGTCCTTATTGTAACGATATTTGTTTCCAGCCCAACGAAGGGGGCTAAAAATCGAACGTTTTGCAGGAGTCAATAACTTGTAGGCTTGTTTTATGTCCTTGCGTCGAGCCTTTCGTCCATCAGAGTGACGACTTGGATAAAAATTAACCCTAGGAACCTCAATGTTTTGCACTTCAGCGGCTACTTGCATAGCCTGTTGTGCGTTAACCATTTCTGCAAGAGCGGCTTGAGTTAGTTGTTCATTTCCTTGTGCGGCGAGCATAGACAAATGAGCCTCATTGACACTCGCCAACGACACTTGTTCATTTGGTCGCATCATCATAAAAAATCAATCCTTTTTCGGGGTCACAACAAGAGACACTTCACCATTCTCAACCTTTAGTGCCCAGTTAACAGCGTCACCGGGAGTGAGAGAAAAATGTTCTACAACCCATTGAGGAACGGTTGTGCGTAAACTACGACTTGTTCCGCCTGTAGAGACAAGGCGCGTGCTGACCATGACTATCCCACACTCCTGTTCCACATAAAGGTCACTCAAAGGGTCAACAAGTCCAACATCGTCTTTTCCACATTCCAACCAATACGTGTAGCCATGAATGAGCGCTTTGTAGGTATACCCGCTTTCTGCAATCGTATGAGGTCGTCACGGAACGGGTCGAATATCTTGTGCTCAGCGATTCGACCGTCTTTCCACAACTTAGATGCAGTTTCATCAAAGAAGCGGTCAGCCTTATTTGCAACGAGCATGACGATACGAGGGTGGTAACGACGACCCTTCAATCGTGACCAAATAGAGCGGTAACGATAATCGCGAGCAATAACTCTGTCAACAAGAAAGCGAAATCCAGCAATTTGCTCTCCAGCGTCTTCACCTTTGAACGCACGGTCATCGAACATATATACTACAGCCTCAACTCCACGCGTAACCATATCTTCCACCCAAAGATTCCAAAATCGAGTATCTCCTCCAACGTCGGATGAAAATACAAGACGGCGCTCATTATTCCACGAAAGTCGTTTTCGTGTAGGCTTAGGCATCCTGAAGTTTCCTAATTTGAGAATACGACTATGACTTGTGCGCTCTTCTATTTCTTCCATCTCGCCCGGTGTAGTCATGTATCGGTCAAGAGTTGTTTTACCAACCATCGGAGTGCCGTAGATTCCGACTTTACGAGGACGATAAGTATGGTAAAGCATCTGCCCCCACATTGCCGCACCAACCAGTGCGGTTCCAGTCGGGTCAGGCATATGTTACCACCATTTAATCCAATTAGCAAAATCTACAAGTTTACCAGCAGCCCAATCAGCAGTGTTTTCCCAAAGGCTAAACTCAGGATTATGAAATTCAAAACCACTAATTACTAAAGCGGTAATAGCAGACGCAACTATGGTCTTGAGCCAACCCCAAGTGCGTTCATAAGTCGTATCTACGGTGTTCGCGATATGCATCGCTCGGAGGGTTTCCTCCGTGGCATTATCGGATGGAGTTTTGAAGATACGGCCCATACACTTCACTCACCTTTCTTTAGGTATCGCTTATCGGGCTTTCCATCCTTTGTAAGAGGAACATCGTCTTTGATACCGAGATTTACAGGCGTTGGGGATTCGGCTTCATGAGTAGGTATACGGCTTGCATCAAATCGTCTACCTTGTTCAGCATCGAAAGC